GTCGATGACCCACATCTTGACCGACGAGACAAAGGATGGGTCAGCTTCAGCGTTATCTATGAACTGGCGAAACGTGACCCAGTTGTCAAGACGGGACTTGCGAATTTGCCAAGAGTGGTTAATTGGCTCACACTGGAGGAAGTAAACGCCGGAGGTCTTGAGGGAGTATTTCTTCTGTAGCGCAAGGCCAAGAAGTTCTGCAAGGTGGGACTTTCCGATTCCTGGAACACCGTAGAGGCAACTGATGGTGTCCTCGAAGGTTTTGCAGCTTGAGGAAGCTTCCATCTCGAACTGGATGGAGTGAATAACTTGCTCTTCCGAGATGCGCTTGAGGCGAGAGTCAAGGGTCTTTTCGGACTTGCGCCTTGGACTGTTTGGTACTCTGGTTGTTCTGTTTGGCTGTCTTAGATGTGCCATTTTAGTTCTCCTTTCTGTCTTTAATAATAAACAATTAAAGTAGGTTTCTTTGCTTTCTTAGCCTTCTCAATCGTATCTGCTGTCCCTCTTGACTCGCTATCCCAGAAGGCTATTACTATATCAGAGGCATCAACGATAGTTTGATTGCGCCTAAACCCTGCTGACTTTCCATATCTTTCCCAATCTGGTTTGAAGATATTACAGTCCAAGCCATGATTCTCAGCATAATTCTTGCCGAGAGTGTCCGCTCCGCGTGCGCCTCCTGAGACGATTATCAAATTATCAAGTGGAAGAGCAACGTAATAGGGACTTAGTATTTCAACTAAAAGAGCATAGTTTCTAAAGTTTCTTGAGCCAACAATGGCAATTTTCATTTTTGCAACTCCTGTTTCTCAATCTCATACATCATTTCTCTCTGTTTGAAGAACCTTAGATACAATTTCCACTTGGCCGGACGTCTGCATAAGGAAAGAAACTCACAGCCCTTCCAATCACTACACAGTCCTCTTCGTCTCGGCCAATTGTGTGGGTCAAGGATTTCCTTCTCACTCATACTGTCATAAAGACTCTTGAGGATAGTGGCCTCTCTCTCTATATCGTGACCAACTGCCGAGACAGTAAGACGTCCGAGGCGTAGTCTTATCCAATGGTAATAGAACTCAGGACGAGTAGCCAAGTCCTCTGGTATCTCTCTATCACAGAAGTCATCCACAGTCTGTTTCTTCTTGACATATTTCTTTACCTTCTGGAAGATACAGTAGCAACACATGGCAAGAGGAGGTTTCTTCTCAAGGCGACGAGCATACGCATAGCTGTGAATCTGTGGGTCAAAGGAAAGAGAGGTAATATAAGCAGCATTGACTTGTATAGCTGTCTTTTCTTCAAAAGCACAAGGAGAACCGGCATAAGTCCCTTCGCCGTCATCAGTCCCACAGAGCCATAGACCAGAATCCTTTAACCTTACTTTGAATTGAGCCTGAGAACGAGTCATTCTCATTTTCTTCACATCCGGTTGTTTCTTAGCCTCATTGATAATATGAGAGATAAGTCGTCGCTGGACTGCCATCTCAGGCTCGTCGTCAGGATTGATGATTTTACCACGACGACGGCGACGATCCTCCTTGTCCATTGCCTTCTCAGGATTCTTGCCAAGGAGGTAGGCCTCAAAGCCGGCACCGAGGACACCGCCGTACCAAAAGGCATTGTTCAACTTGTTTGATTCGAGATTGAGGATGCGCCGCCAGAAATACTTTCGCAGACAAGTCATGGATGCGAGTTTGTGTACTGTAACGCATAGGAGTTTTGTTGACGGAACTATGCTAGGCATTTTGCCTCCTTTTCACGGTTGCTATCAGTCGTCCAAACTTGTTCCAGATTTCTTCGGCCTGTTCTAATGTTGGATAGAACCAGCGATGCCTCTCTAAATGTATGGCTATTCTGTTGCTGCTATCCCTATCTTCTGTCTGAGCATACCAATCTCCCTCTGTAAGTTTGACACCAAAGTAGTCCAAATCTTCTTCTATCTTTTCCTCATACTGCACGACCAGCTTGGCTGTCCTTGGGAGAGCTTCCCAATTTCCAGTGCCACAAAGATTGTTCAAATCTTTTTCTGTTATTATTTTGGTATCCTTTACTTCCAAGAACGCCCCCCAATGATTTCCATCCTCAGGAGAAACCAATGCAATTTTGTTATAGTCTACAGATACCAAAACATCGAGGTATTTGCTCTTGCCAACTCTGAACAGTTGGCCACCGGTGTAAGTCTCTTCCTCTTTCTCCTCCTTCTTTTCGTCCTTGTGCATCAGGTCGTATTCAATCTTGGCAAGACGAGCAATGAGTTTTACTGCTCCAGTGCGGAATCCTTCCAAGTTTCTATTGTTCTTTGCATTCGAAGCCTCGTAATATTCTCGGCAACAAGCTCGATGTTTCTCGTTGTCGCCATGAAGAGGACAAGTCTTGCCTTTTATTGTGCATTTACCATCGCCAGAATTAAACCGTGCACAAAGGGCACATCTTGCCGGGCCAGTTGATGCCTGAGCAAGAACTGTTACTTGTACATTGTACAGGTGATGCCTCATTGAACATCGTACCGCCGCTAGTGTTGACTTCTTTGCCGCGACTTCTACTTCTCGAATTGCTACATCTTCCATTTTGATTCTCCTTTCAAACTTTATCAGTACCATTCATATATTTATGTGTCTCCAACTATCTCCGGAGATAACATGGTTAATAGTTGTTGTGGGAGCGCCAATTTGATAAGCAATATCTTTTACAGACGCTCCTATAGCTTTCAAAGCTCGAATTACTGGTATGTCAGATTCTTTGAGGATAGCATTATAACATTTTGAGCCAATGGCTCTTTTGGGCCTGTTCTTTGCTTTTTCTAAAACATATATAATTGCCTCTTGGCGTCTCTTACCCATAAGAGGTGCAAGTTTGTCCATCAGCACGATTGCTTTATCTCCAGCAATACGACAAGAATAGCACTTCTTTCTTCTTTCAGTTGCTACTCTTGTTGTAATTTTGCCTCCATTGAGAAGATTGTTACATTTTTTAGCTATATCATAGTCTGTTGTAGTTACTTCAATTCGAGGAGTACCGGAAGCCTTATTAGTTTTTGATGTACACATGAAACCGAAGTACCCTTCACCTTCAAGATAGCCAGCTAACCAATGTAAATCAAGTCTTTTCATTTTTCGCAGCCTTTCATATAAATTGCAGCCTCCCACGGGGTAGGGAAGCACAAATGTTCAAGTCGGTCGGGATGATAGACGACAGTTGGGCAACCAATATGTCCTTGACCGAAGTATCTCTGGGAATAAAGACACTTGGTCTTGAATGTTCCACACTTGATGAAGAAGACTCTGTCAGAGGGAAGACACCCTTCCCATGAGACAGCAGGATAGTGAGTGTGGGCGGTGATGTACTCTCGACAGGGTTTGCGATTGACACCGAAGAACTCCGTGTGCATCTGTTGAAGTCTCTTGTTGCCGTGTAGTTGGTTCATAAAGGAATGGAATCGGGTCTTGTGAGTAAAGCCTATTGGGTAAGTTTGTTTCCCAACCACCAAGTCAATATAACCGAGACCTCGGAAGTAAGGAATCTTGTCCCGCATGAGCATTCGGACGAGGCCAAAGCCAGCATTTCTTTCGGTGAACTCGTCGGTATGGTTGCCCCAACACATCGAGAGGAGTTTTCCTCGTTTAAGACACTCATTGACAAAACTCTCAAGCCAATAGACTTGCTCTTCCGGTGTCCAGCCGTCGTGACGAGCACAAGCTGTTCGGTGCATAATCATAAGATTTAGGTCGTCACCGAAGAGTTGGAGGTAGAAGTTAGGAGTATTGAAGAGAAACTCTACGTGCGATTGTAGTGCCGGATAATCAATGTCCAGACCTCCGAAGTGAAGGTCAGCGGCCTTGATGACTGCGATTGGCTTCTGGGTATCTATCTTAATTTTACAATAGTCAGGGTCAATAGGATGGCGGTCTGTTCTTTCTATCGCCTGTTGAAGAAATGCAAGAGGGTCAACTGACTTCTTGGGAGGTCTGTCAAACTGGGGTTTGGGAGAATCCTCTAATTTTATCTCTGGTCGTTCTCGTATCTTCTTTCTGACACGAGTGACAACAGAGTGACCAATACCAAGGGCAAGGGCAACCTCACGCTCGGTACTACCACTGTCTAACATTTCTTCGACTTCTGTTTCTACTTCTTTTGATACTTTTTTCATCATATCTCCTGTGCATTTCTATAAGCACTCTCGAATAATTGACAAACGACATTGACGAGACAACTGCTGTCAACGAACAATAGTGGAATGCGATACTTCATTGTAATCTCAGCAGTCCAGTACCAGATTGTCTCAGCAGTAAGTTGAGCTTTGCCATTGCTCTTTCTCTTTCTCGTTGCAATTGCCTTACTTACTTCTCCGACTCGCAATGGAGATTCGACTACAATTGCTTTGACGGGATACTTCGACAGTTGCATGAGGAAGCGTTGGAACGTAGGGCGGTAGTTGCCAGACAGGTCATTCAACAGCTCCATGATGCCGGACTTCTTCTCGATGGCGATTACATCCTCAAATCCTTTTATCGTGTAATCGCCGGTCTTTAGATGTACTCTTTCCATTGCCCCGTACTTTGCATTGAGGAACAACCATGGTTGCTTCTCTTGTTTGTCATAGAGGATGTCAAAGTCCATATTGAGTTTTGGTCGTTTCAAGTATCTCATACTCGGAGACCTTCCTCTTGGTATATCCTTAGACCCGCTATCTCTCTTGCTCCGTTGCGAATAGCCTCTCTAATTCCTACGACATCCAGCATAAGATAATCAATCGGAATTTTCTTGAAGGCAATCAGCTCGAATGTCCATCGCTTAGTCGTCACCGTTTCTTGTGAGACTTCAGGCACGACTTCGGCAAGCTCGTGTGTCTCATGGCCTCGCTCTTCGTGTGAGGCTTGAATCTTCTCACGACGTTCTTGCTCCTTGGCTGCTTTCTCTTCCTGTATCCTGTGAAAGTCGAGAATCTTGCCTCGGATGATTCTATCAGCTTTCTTCAATGGACTGCTAAGAGTCTTGAAGAGCTTGTTTGTCTCCTTCAGGGACTCATTGAGAGGCTTGGTGATAGAAGTACGACGAACCTCAATTTCTTTGAGCCTATCCTTGATATTTCCCAAGATGTCATAAGACCTATTCTCATCTTCTGCTGAGTCTACTACGAGAGCCTCAGCTCTTGCAATAATGACCGAACTCTTCCCTTTGATTGTTTGTACTTCATTTGCTGGAATAATTTGTGTCTGTACTTTTGTCATTTTGTTTCTCCTTTTCTTGCTTTCGGTTTAGGTTTCAATATCCCATAAATCCGTTGTGTTGACGTCCACCTTTGTTTACCACAATATTTACATTCAATCAATCTCTTAGGAGGAGTCCAAGGCTTAGACTTAGTTTTTATAAGCCAAAACTGGTCAGGACATCGAGATTTCTCAACACGAAATCCTTCTGGGTAATCTGGCAATACCCTCTTGTGGATTTCCTCAGTGTGATAACAAATTGGTAGTCCCATGTGTGGCATTTCAAATCTCCAATTTCTGTTTCTCAGCCCAATTCGTCGTCGACTTGGATACGTCCACGCGTAATATCAAATCTCTATCTATAAGTTCTGTAATATTTACCATTCTGTCTATTATCGAAGTCATAAAATATCGTTCTTCTCTCTTTCTCCAATAGTTAGCTTTTTTAACTTCTATTTGAAACTCGTCATGTACGGGAAGAAGGATGTGTTCATATCCTTTATCTAAATATTCATCAATAGCAATGAGAGCAATTTTGAAAATTTGGGCACAAGCACCTTGGATGAGAGCACTGATAGCCAAGTAAGCATTACCATAAGGAATCGAATAATGTCGTCCGAACCAATCCTCGACATAGCCCTTCGTCTTTAGTTCATACTTTAACACTTCTAAGAACTCTGTGATGGAGGGAAACGATTGATGGTAGAATTTGAGAAATTCTCGTGCCTCTTCTTTTGATACTCCACGATATTGAGCCATTCCATTAACGCCCATCCCATAGATGATTCCATAGTTGGTGTCCTTGGTTCGGTCTCTTTCTATTACAGTATAGTCCTTACTGTATAGTCTTTCACACATGACACCATGTATGTCTCCACCAGCTTTATAAGTATCAGTAATGAGAGGCTCTCCAGCGTAAAGGCCGTAGAGAACTATCTCCATCTGGCTATAATCAAAGTAGTAGTTGGCAAATCCTTTGCGACAGATAAAGCAACTACGGACAGGGTTTTCACCTCCTGCGGTGCGACCACGACGAGGAGTGAGAGTGGGAATGTTCTGAAGGTTAGGTTCGCGGGAAGCCATACGACCAGTTCTGGTGTCGGTTGGATTTATCTTGGTGTAGACAATACCATCATTCATCTCAGCTCTCTTGGCCAGAGGAAGAAGATAGGTATTGCACGTTTTGATATAAGCACGATTGAGCAGAAGTGAGGAGATGAAGTTGTCAACTCGTTTCTTACATCCCTCAGCCTGAACACGGTGGAGAACGTCAGCACCGGTTGTTACCTTGCCTTTGAGGGTAAGTTGTTTGTCTGTCAGTCCCAGTTGCCTAAGAGCCTTAAGGACTTGTGCCGGAGAGTTGGGGTTAAAATCGAGACCGGCAACTTGCTGTATTTTCTTCATTTCCGTTTGAATTTTCTTCTGCAACTTGCCAGCCTCACGACGTGCCTTTTTTGAGTCGAATGCCAGACCTCGCTCTTCCACCTTGGAGATGATGTGAAAGACGGCCTTTTCACGAGCATAGAGTTGTCTGAAGTCTGGTTTCAAGATTTCCTCCGTCTTTGGTTCATTGCGCCAAATCGGCTCTTGCGTGCCTTTCTACCTTTTTTAGTTAGCTTACCTTTTGCTCCGCACTTGGGACATTTTGCGTTACTTGGATGCCTCATTCCAATAAACGGATGAGGTCGAAACAGCTCTCTACATTTTATGCACTCGAATTCCATTGTGCTCTCTCCTGTAAAGTACGATAAATCATCAAACACATAAAACTGTCCAACATTGACCTCTCAGCCATCATCTCGTCCGGCAGAAAGGAGAAGTTGACATAGTCTTTTTCAAATCCATCTCTGGTATATTTACCTTTCAACCTCGTCAGTTCCTTCTTGGTGGCGTCCTTCAAATCACAAAGTTCAGGACAGAGGAACTCGGTGATGGCTTCCAGTCCATGTTTCTTCCTCCTGTCCCAGAAGATTCTCGCCATCGTCATAGTACATTCGACTTCGGGAGCTACGATGATGCCATTCTCCTTACAGACGCGGAGGTCGTAACGAGCATTGTGGGCTACCTTTGGGCCTTTTTTTTCGAGCAGACTACTAACTGCACAGTGCAAATCTAGTTGTGAATTTCTTGCCCAGAATAAAGCGATTCTACTCCTATATGGTATTGCAAGAGATATGCCAAAAATGACAGGATTGTTAACCTCGATGTCATCATTTGTAGTATGTAGGTGCAAATAGGAAGGTTGGTGAAATACAACCCCTGTAGTCTCGGTATCGAAGGCAATAGTAGTTTTGCCGTCCCACAAGGACAGGACTTTACGGGCCATAGGAGTCAAGGTTGTGAACTTTAGAGTACGGCGATATTGTTCGAGGATTGTCACGATGTCTCCTTGAGGGTCTTCTCGACTTCGAGCCAGCCACATTTGCAACCGTAATTGGGATTATATGGATAGTTACAACTTCTGCTATGTCTGCCAAAGTCGATTAAGTCCTGTCTTAGTTGTTTATTATCTTTCGACTTCGGAGCACGAACTGACTCGTAAGCAAATAACAATTCGTCCTTTTTCTTCAGCTCTCCGGCTTGGCTGTCGATGATGTCGCAGGTTTTAGATAACCTTATTGCATATCCCTTACACGGATTATTTGACATGATAGGAGAGCCTTTGATATATGTTCGACATTCTTTCGTAAAACCACTTGCCTCTGGCTCTTCAGCCCCATCGACGAGAAGAAAGCGGTCGGGGTTCTTTGGGCGCTTTGGCTCTTGGCAGTCAGGGCAAGGTTTACTGCCACCGCATTCGCTTGCAAGATGTGGCATATCCAATGCACATGCTTCACATTCTTTTTGCACTTTACCACTTCCACCACAAGTCTTGCATGGCTCTTTGCCTCGGAGCAGGGCGAGGGCTTTGTCTACATAACAATCAGACCAATGTTCTGATGAGGAGTTAGATTCGCCGGAATATTTACCACACACAGGACACATATATTTTCTAACAACTTTTTCCAATAACCCTATCGCTTCTTTAATTTCAGCTTGACTCATTTCTTGTCCTCCCAGAGTTGCTCAAACGTTTTGAGAAAAACTCTTTCAGCCTCAATATAGCCAAAGAAGCCAGTAGGCTTCCAGTGAAGCTGTGGTACATCAGGCATATCTATTACAATAGAGTATTCATTGGGATTGTTAATCAATATATCCCATTCGGTACAGGCAATAGCGCGGTCAATTGTCTTTATTTCCCTCTCCTCATCCTCACTCAAGTCAGGTAAATTGAATCTCTTTTTGATTGCCTCAAAGCATATATCCTCAGCATATTTGAGTGTTGGTAGATATGGCTTAATAGTTGCAGCAACATCAGGTAGATAGGCTTCAGCAGCGTCATGGAGAAGTCCCCATAGTGGAAGGCTACAGAGATTTGCAACAATGATAGAGTGTTGGGCAACAGAGTAGAAGACTTTTGTATGGCCGGAGAAGCGACACTTCTGCGCAAGGGAGTGGGCAATATCCTCTATACAGATTGTCTCTGGGTCTGGGTTGAGAGGATAGACCTTCTTGCCGGTGTAGGTTACTATGTAGGCATTCTTACTTATCATTTGTAAACCCTGTCAATTTCTTTCGACAATTTGACAATCCAACTGACTCGCTCCTCTGGACTGGAATACATAAATGAGGCCGGATGTTTCACTTTCAATATCTTTGGTTTATACTGCTTCTCTTTCTTCGAGTAACTTGTCCTGGATTCAAAGTACTCCATCACTGCCTTTGCATCATTGCCCAGAGCAACAATCAATTGAGGCCGAACAATACAGATTTCCTTGAGTACGTATTGTAGACAGTTTTTCTTTTCTTCATCAGTTGTAGCTCGGTTCTTCGGAGGATGGCAATGACAGCAATTTGATAAGAAGACATCCTTTCGCAGCAGGCCACTCAATCGTAAGGCAGCATCGAGGATATAACCACAGCCGAGGATAAAAGGAAGGTCTGATGATACTCCTGGCGAGTGGAGGGACTGACCAATGAAGAATACCTTTGCGTTCAAGTCTCCCCATCCTGGACAGCCTTCGGTGAAGCGTTTGATGTTTAGACCAGGGCATGAGGTACAGGATCGGATACGAGCATTGAGGGCTTTCATCTGGACGGACTTTTCGTAAAGTTGGTTTTCCCACTCGAAAGCGTCGGTGTCAACCTTGCCTGTTTCAAGGTCAAGCATTGTCTTTAGAAGAACAAGCTTTTCCTTCCTGTTGGTCACTCCTAAACTCCTTTCTGTAATTAAAAGCCAGTAGACGAGGTTGGTCTTATCAAGCCACTTGGGTTAAATCATCTCATGTTCCAATCGTACTGTTCGATTTTCCTACAACTACTTCTTCTTTCTCGCATCATCGGGCAATAACCTCTCGAAGCCCATTTGTGGCTAAGACTCTACTAGCGATTGTTTAGTCTGGTACTGGGAATATTTGGACTTCATCTCTGTAAAGGCTACCAAATTCGGCTGGTTTTTGGCGTTCATTACAATAATCACCAGAACGGTCTAATACAATTACTTTGCCTTGGTACTGTTTGGCGAGAAACCTATCAGGAAGATTTAGTATTATCCTATGTTCGTCTTCTGTTCCTGTTACTAGAGGATAATGCTTCTTCCCCTTTTCTTCCTTCTCAATTTGCTCTCTGATTTTCTCATACGTCTCATCGCTTACTGTGATTGTCTTAGGCATCTTGTTTCTCCTTTTCTGTTTTTGGTTTTGCTTCTTCTATCTTATCGAGAATTACTTCAAGCTCTTTCATGTTCCTCTCTACCTGGCAGACAGGACATCCCTTTGGATTGATGTAGAAATCATAGACGACAACACAGAGGTCGTGGTGACAAGTTTGGATGTTCATCCTTGGTTCCTTTCTGTTTAACCAAATAACAAACTAACATATCTTTGGCTGATGTCAAACACATTCTCGTTTGGACATTTAGTTAATTAGGACTTATAGTAAAAAACCCCACTCACGTCTTGGAATGGGGTTTTAGGAGGAGGAGGTTGCAATAGAAATTTTTACTTTTCTCCATAACGCTCTCGATTTGGCAGACAGATATGGCCACAAATTCCAGCGATACCAATTCTGACCGGAACGGCGACGAAGCTAAGGTAACATAGTGCGACAAAGATAACCAGAAAGATAATCAGGTCAACCAAGGTGGGGAAAAGTTTCTGGTACTGCTCGGATAATGTTGGTCTGTCTTCTCGCCAGAGAAACAGGTCATAGCCACCGATGATTATCATGGCGAGGAGGATAACGATGTCAAGTGCGTTCATTTGTTTCCTTTCCATTTAACTTTTTTCGTGTCTTTGCAACTAACTTTCTTGTTGATTTATCTATTTGTTCAACGCTTTGACAATTTACAAAAGCAACCTTGCTTTCAGGATTTGCTTCTTTGAAATGCTCACCACCAGCAATGACTTGAGTAAAAGCCTTTCGATTGATCCAAATAGCATAGACTACGGCAAGGACGGCAGCAACTAAGGCAACGATTCCCATTAGTGCTCCATAATAGAGTCTTGCAGCGACAAGTCCGAGGCCGCCAGTACAACCAAGGAAGATTGGGATACCTATAGCAGGGAGTTTGAGAAAACAGACTATCAGACCACCGGTAGCTCCGATAATCAACATTCCTTGGATAAGGCCGAGGTTCTTATACATATACTCGGTCTTGATTTTCTCAATGATGACTTCTTTAATTTCGAGTTTTGGCAATCTCTCTTCTAGTGGTTCCAGCTTTCCCTGTGAGAACAGATGACAACCATTGAGGAAGAGAAGGATGAAGAAGAGAAGCCCTGCGATAACCAGTATCCATTTTATTATATTACTCATAGCGAACCAATGTAACAAGGATAAGAAGAAAGTCAAACATAAAATCCAAAATAATTAAAAATTATCTTGACATTCAAAAAGTTAGGTAGTAACTTAACCTCAAATTAAAATCTGTTTGTTGTTTAACTATTTTTAAGGTATATTATATGAAGTGTCCACACTGTCGTCAATTTATCGAGTGTCCAACCCAAAAACAGTTCTTAGCCTGGTATTATCGCTATATCAAAGAGCTATCTCTACGTGATGTTGCCAAAAGGATGAAGATTGACAAGCGAAGCGTAATGCGACATCTCCGAGGATTTAGAGAAGTTTGGCCATCTCTCGCTCCAAAGTTTGAACCTCGCAGCAGAGTAGTTCCCTTTAACGAAAACATACATTCAGAACCGCAAATGCGTTTTTAACAAAGATTGATGGTCATATAAGGAATAATAGTAGAAGGAATGTAGTATAGATGTTATGTAAATATCTAATATAAGAAAATATTAGAAAGAGAGTAAACAAGGTGCCAAGAGGAACTATAACCTGGGGAATGCCAGCACAGGTGGCAGATAGTAAAGATGGTCTCCACTGTGGTAGATGTGGAGCAAGGAGGGGGAGTTATGGAAAGGATTTTGGTATTGCTCCTGACGGCAATCCACTTTCAGTTGTCGGGAGGAATGCTTTTGACATCACTATGACCAAATCCCAAATTGCGGCGTTGTGCTGGAATTGCGCCTTCTCTTACTCTCAAACTCTCAAACCTTTCAAATAAGGAATATATTATGGGACAAGTATTACAATTACCTTGGATGCCCTTGCGTGGAATCATCTCGACTGCTGATAGTGACCTTACTGCATCGACAAAGACATGGGCTACCTTTGTTTCGACATATCATCCAAGTCAGCCTACAAGTGGTGTGGCAAAACTGATACCGGCTGGGATTAAACATATCTCGATTTGCTTCGACCATAAAAATGCTGATACTGATACTGCTGCGGTGTCTATCTATGTTTATAAACAGGGAGGTCCGGCTGAGTTTGTCTGTAGTATTGATACGATAACAGCAGGGGAACAGCAAAGCGATCTTGGTAATCCAGCAGCTACGAGATACTTCTGTGATACTATTGGGTCTATAACACAGAGATTTATTGCTTATCCCAATCCTACCGGTGTTACTGGTGTGATTGAGACCGATTCGAGTGGTAGTAACGGTGTTGCCAAGTTGGATTTTGATACCTATGACTACAAGTTTATCCTCTGTCTCTTTACTGCAATTTCCAGTAGTGATGATGTCAGGGCATTCTTCACAGGGACACCGTAGTGCATACGCCAAAGAACAGGTCACAATATTCTGAAAGTTTGGATGCTCCAATGACAGAGAAGGAGCTGGCGATATTCTATTCGCAGGAAGTTGATATGTCTGAAGAATGTGAAGGGCGTCTTGGAAAGACTTACGATGAGACAGCAAGGGACCTTGGTGTTAGCGGCAAGACGATTGCAAGGACTAAACAGAAACCTGAGTATAACGCACTTCAGATTGCGAGGTATGAGGAGAGAGATTACGAGTTAGGAAGTATTGCCGATGATATGATTGCATTGACCAAGGCAACAATTAAGGATGAGCCACAGAATTCTGTAAGGTTTCTGGCGGTCAATCATATCGCGGAGGTTTTCGGAGTGAAGTCACCGAAGAAAGTTGACTTGAAACATTCAATGGCTTCGATGAGTGATGATGAATTGATTAACGCGGTTGATGGGTCGCTTAAGGAGATAGAAACAAATGGACGTCTCAAAAATCAACTTACCGGTAGTCCAAATGCGGAAGTTGTTAAAACGAATACAGTTCCTCAGCAGGAATCCGCAATGGCTTGCAGTACCGGAGAACAGGCAGTTAGCGCAACAGACGCTTGAACGGTCGCGGGAATTGTTCTATCGGTATGAGCCTTACTATAATCGGAGAGATAAGAAACCAAGCTGGCAGTGGAAATTCCTCATGGCAGCAGGGGATTATAAGGGAAGGTTGGCACTCGGTGGGAATAGAATTGGTAAGTCAGACCAAGGAGCTTACGAATGTGTTCTTGCAGTAACCGGTAGACATCCTTGCCGAAAGTTTCCCAAGAATAGTAGCGGTTGGGTTGTCGGTCTTGACTACAATATGGTTAGAGATGTTAACCTGCCGAAGTTTGACAAATTTCTTCCTCGTAACTTTACCATTGATTCCGACTTCAACAAAGCTGACAAGATTTGGCATATAAGAGGAGATGGAAGGGAATGTAAAGTACAGTTCAAGTCTACTGACTCCGGTCGGGCCAAGTTCCAGGGAGACTCGGTAGACTGGATTTGGTTCGATGAGGAACCTCTGAAGAGTGACATCTGGACAGAGTGTATGAGGGCCTTGATTGACAAGATGGGTATCTGGTGGATGACAGCCACTCCGGTTCTTGGAACAGCGTGGCTCAAAGCCTTGTCCGAGCAGGAGGGAGTTTTTGTTACTACCGGAGCAATGTGGGACAATCCATATCTTCCGATAAAAGAGATTGAGAAACAGGCTGCGGATTTGAGTGAAGAGGAGGCACTTGTCAGAATTGAAGGACAGTATGTTGTGTTCGGGGGAAGTCCTGTTTTTAATATCAGGCTCCTGACAAGAATGATAAACAGGCTTAAGGATGATATACCAATTTCGCAAGGATTTATTGAGTCTCATGCAGCGTAGTGATGGAGAAGTGGAAATTTCATCTTGCAAGGGGGGAAGATAGTCGCCGTGCCGACCTTGTTAGTATCTACGAACACCCCAAGAAGGATTGTAGATATACATTAGGTCTGGATGCTGCAACGGGATTTGGTGCCGACTATACTTCTATCCAGATTTGGTCGAACCGGATGCCGTTTGAGCAGGTGGCCTGGCTTCGGAACAAGAGGGTGACAACTGTCCAGGGGTCAAAGGTAATGATAGCCTTGGCTAAATACTACAACAATGCTTTTATTGTTCCTGAAACCCGCCATCCTGGTAACGCCTATGTAGATAATGCTATCGAGGTTTACGGATACGGACATATCTTTAGACGAAAGCAGGTATTGGATGAAGACCCGTCGGTGTCGAGCAAGTATGGGATATGTACTACCGAAGCTGATAAACATCTCCTGATAAACCAGACCAAGAGTTTGATGGAGAATCCTGATGGGCCACAGGTAATTTTCCACGATGAGGTGACTCTTAACGAGTTTTGCAACTATGTTTTTATCGAAGACAAGAGAAAGACTGGGGCAATGTCAGGGGCTTTTGATGATACCGTAATGGCTGCAATGTTTGCCCTCCATGGCTGTCTTCTGAGGCCACAGGCAGCGGTGGAGAAAGAGGAGGTTTTCAATCCGAAAGAAGAGGATGCTGCCTTTGCACAATATCTTCTTGAAAGACATTTTGGCCGTATTAAAAATGGTGAAAGGATGGTTGTAACGATATGAATGATGAATTTTTTCGCAGATGTTGGCTTACGTTGAAGGCGACCAATCCAAGGTTGAGAAAGAGAATGACTGAAATTGAATGTGGGATTGAGGGGATACGAGTACGAGAGCAAATCTTACCAAAAAAGAGTGAGAAGAAAAATGCCGAACCAGGAAAGACAGAAGAGCAGAAAACTATTCCAATCTGAGAGGATAAAGATACGGTGTAAGCAATGTCACGCGAGATTGTGTGACAGGGTCTTGATGGACAAGGGATGGATACTTCACTTTAAGAAAGCAAGGACAAGTCTCCATGCTCCTTGGATGGTCATAACCTGTGCTTCGTGTAATACGACCCATCGTGTCGATAGAGAGGAAGGGATAGTGGAATCTGTAAGACATTCTTATATAGATAATAATTATGACTCAAGAGTTCAAGCCAAAGAAAGTGGTTCTACAGACATCGGCAAGTCCGACGACATCTCCGAAGGATGAGGCAGTAAGGACGATTATAAAGTCCCGTGTCAAGACTTTTAATCCCTTTAGACGGAGTAGGATTGTCGAGTGGAACGCTAATATTGCATACCTATGTGGACATCAGCACCTCGGACTTCGTGGCGGCCATATTGTAAGAAGGACTAACTTGAGTCCTTTTACTTCTACAGTGAATAAGTTGGCCCCTGCCGTGAGAAACGACGTTGCTCTTGCAACCAAGGTACCTCCGAAGTTTGACGTCACGCCTGACAGTACCGATGAGAACGACAAGGCAACGGCGGTTGCTGCCGAGAAGATGTTGTCATATCTAAGGCGGTTGAATGACTTTGATACTCAGAGGGGAAAGATAATACTGTGGTATGACATCTCTGCTATTGGCTGGAGGAAACAGTGGTGGGACCCATTCTATAAATTGATTGGTCATAATCCTGAGCCGGAACAGGATGGGCATAATCCTGAGATGGAGCCAGGGGCACCGATATATCAGGGGGAGGCAATATCAGAGTTTGTCCCGACCAATGAGTTGATTTACGACTGGCGACAGAACACTGATAGGTTGCCTTGGATAATCCATGCCTCTCCGATGACAAAGGCGGAGGCAAGGATTAGATGGGAAGAAAAGGCAGACTTGATACCTGAATCGGAGTTTATCGACCCAAGTTCCGGCCAGAGTGAGTTTGAGATAAAACTGTTTAACGAATTTGAGCAGTTTACGACCGGCTTGGCGGGGACAACTATTAGGATTGATACAGGGGAGATGAGTACCGATGACAAGCTTATAATGATATATGAAGCTTGGCAGGTGAGAGACAGTAATTATCCTCTGGGGGGATACTGGGTAATGGCCGGTCTTGAAAATGGCGTGGTAATGCAGAACGTGCCATATCCTATCGAGCAGTATCCCCATGGCGAGGTTCCCTTTACTGCTTATGACATGATGTTACCGGACAAGGCAGTTGCCGGAACTGCAAGTCGAATATCACAGGCAAGGCCACTACAGGATGAGCTTAATGATATCAGGACTTTGATTCGTGAGAACACCTGTACCTTAGGAAGTGGGCTTTGGACAGTTCCGAGGGAAGGAAAGATAAATATATCACGACTTGATAACGGGCCTGGGCTTATCGTTGAATATGATGGGTCGTATAGGCCGCATCGAGAGGCAGGGGTTCCGGTATCTGGACAGCTCTTTGTTTATCAGCAGGAGATTGTCTCGGACATAAATGATATATTTAGTTTTCCGATGGTGGCTCAAGGCAAGAGACCGGTGGGAGGGCCGAAGTCAGGAGTTGGGATTGCATTGCTACAGGAAGCAAGTCAGACACAACATTCCCCGATTATCACAGAGATGGAGAGGAAAGATGAACGAGCGATAAGACAACTTCTGTCAATTGCTTTTGCCAACTACCGTGAGAGGACATTGAATATTATCGGTAAGGACAATGAATGGGTGATGTTTGAATTCTCCCCAGAGTCCTTTCATGGAAAGTTCAATGTCAATATCAGGACTGGGTCTTCAATGCCGATTAGTCGGGCACTGGAAAGAGACCTTGCATTGGTACTGTTGCAACAGGGGGTCTTGGGGAACCCATCCGACCCGACAGTAAGAAAGAGAGTTCTTGAGACGATTGATATTGGTGGGCTGGACAGGATACTGAAAGATAATAACAAGGATGTGAACTTTGCCAAAAAGGAATTCCAAATCCCTGTTAAACAGTATCACCAGATGATTAAACAAGGAGTTCCTGCCGAGGAAGCTGTAAAGGGAATTTACCTTCCGGCAGTCAATCCTTTTGACAACCACGAAGTTCATGTCATAGAGCATAAGAATGATTTGTTAGATAAGTTTTTTGAATACCTTGGGACTGGCGACCCAGGGATGATTGTAATTGCCAATGCGATGCAGGTGCACTGGATGCAGCATTCAACGATACTTGCCGAGCAGCAAATAAGACAGGCAATTGCTACGGGAGTGATTAAGAGGGAGGATTTGGAATCATCAGAAGAAAAAGAGGATGCCAAGCCTGCTCCGTCGAGAGCAACTGGCTCCTAACCTTATAAGAGGATAGTAACATGGAACCTGTAACCAATGTAGCAACAGTAACCAATCCAGCACCAATTGCGGATGGTTCACAAACAAGCACACTGGAAAACCTTGGAGCGAATATTGACGCCGCACTTAATACGGGTGTGGAAACAATTGTTCCTCCTCCGACAAACGAGAGTACCAGCGAGGCGGGAGTCTCGACTGTTGTGCCACCGGAGACGCCAGCGGCAACGGAACCGGAAGTTAAGGAAAGTGATGCCGAAGTAGCAGCAAAAGCAACTCGTCTCAGTCAGGACAATGCCGACCTTAGAGCAACGTTGACTAAGTTAGGTGTTGACCCAGATGGTAATACCGCTGAACAACTGCGAAGCGGACTTATTACCATTGAGGATTTGAATAGGTCGAGACAGACTGTTCAGCCAAAGACAGAAACGACGGTACCTGATGCTGCCGCACCAGTAGTTTCCCTTGACCAAAAACTTATCAATCTTACAAATACCCTATCCAAACCGATAAATACTACCGGCATGACAGAGCCGGAATATCGTGAGAGAGAGGGAAAAATGCTTGAGGTGATAACAGGATTGGTTCAAGCTAACCAGAATATTAACCAATTGCAGGAGGATACTGCGCTAAAGACGCTTCTAAATGACGTCCAGACAGCAACCAAGGATGTCTTTGGTACTGCCGTGACTGTAAAAGTTCCCGATGATGTCAGAGAAATTGGTGAAAGTTTTTTCATCGGTGCTACTGATATTTCAGTTGGGAACCTTGCCAAAGAAGTAGGTCGCAATCGTGCCTTTACGCCGGAAGGATACAGGCATGAGGCGACCAAGTTAGCGCCTAAGTTCGACCAGTTTGTTCAGTCGATCTACAAAGCAGGTGTGCAGGCCGCTACCGAGGCGATTAACAAGGGGAGTGCCCCACCCAATCAGATGGTGGTTAATCCCTTGACCCCAGGTGGCGGCGGTGCTCCTCCGGCCCCTCCTGCCGACAAGGAACACTTTGATATAAATAGACTTAATGCCAATGTGGATGCTTATATGGCTTCTACAGAGGCACAAGTTTAGGAGTACATCTTATGGCTACAACTATAAGTAACCTTACCAACTCGACCAATTTAGATGGTCTGTTGAAGAAGGTCTACTTGCCTACGATGCAGCACGTTGCCTATGATGACCCCAGTTTTACCGACTTAATCCAGGCCCGTACCGACCTTATCCCTGGTGGTGGAAACCACATCGTCCATTGGGCGAGTACACAGAGGGCTGAGGGCGTTGGTACGATTGCCGAGGGCGGTAACTGGGTCACTAACGTGCCTATCAAGGGCAAGCAGATGACTGAGAATGTCAAGTATCTAAACTCGTATATTGCTTTGACAGGACCGGTTATCAAGGCGGCTAATTCTGGTATGAAGAGTGCCGTCAATGTTGTTACTGAAAGTTTCAGGACCAACATCAGGGCGTTTAAGAGTAACTTTGACCGAATGTTAATGGGTGATGCCAGTGGCTATGTTGGAAGAGTCTCGGCAATTAGTCCCAATACCAGTATTACCGTGACTAATGCCAGCTTCCCACAGGCACCCTACTTTGCCGATATGTTCATGCCTATCGGGGCAAGGCTGGAGAGCGGAACATTTGACTCCAGTGGTCTTGACAGTACTGGGCATAACAACTCCGGTTCAGCACTGACGACCTTTATTGTCGATAGCAGAACTTCACAGGACTTGGACAACGGAACTTCCGTGATGGTTATAAATGACTCTGCCGGTGCAACTTACAATGAAGCCGGAAGTACCAACGTAGCTGTCGGTGACTTCTTCTTCCGAGAAGGGGCGTATGGTAGTGCCGGAACTTCAGCAGTGACGTATGCAAATATCCAGGAGATTAACGGACTTGCCAATCTTGTCTCGGATGGTTCAAATAACTCCGAGACTACCAGTAACTATACTTCGATATGGGGATTGACAAGGACAAATTTCTGGTATCTCCAGAGTCTAATGAAGGACTTTGCAAGTGCAAGGCTTGACGAAGAAAACATGACGGCATTGATGATGGACTTGCAGTTTGCACGGCAGGCCCAGCCTAACCTTCTATTGACAACTCCCAAGGCGGAGAACAAATACTTCCTTGAGAAGAAAGACGACAGAAGGTTTAACAATGTCGGGCCGATGAGTTTCGTCGGTGGTTATACGAGACTTGGGGTGCAGCTTGGTGAGTATCAATTGATATTGACCTCGCTCGGTGCCTGTCCTCAGAATACTCTGTTTGTTATCAATACCACTGACTTTGCCTTTTGCCAGAATTCACCTATCGAGTGGGTGCTTGGCGACGGTGGCAATGTCCTTGTACAGAGCCATACTGGGGACAATAAGTTTGCTGCTGCCGTTCAGTATGTCAATTTTGTTTGCTTTGACGCATACCGCCAGGCAAAGGGGTATGACATCTCGGAAAGCTAACATTACAAGGAACAGTTTCTCCTTTCTTTACTCTCTTTCCTTTCATCAATCGGGTGGGGTACTTACAGTGCCTCACCTGATTTTTTAGTACAGGTCGTTCAGGTGTGTGCCTGTCAGAAAGGTAAAGATTAACTTCAGCAATATACACACTTGAAAAGGAGTTAAATTATGCCAGGTGGAATAAGACAACGAAATTTGAATCAAGATTGGCGACTGTATGGCGTCTTCGCGTCTGCCGCCGCCTATCTTACCGCGCGGAACAAGGCTTCCGCAACCGAGGGTGATGGCTACTATAACACTACCCTCAACCAGTTGAGAACTTATGATGGTTCAAACTGGTCTCCGGCAGGGATGAGCGGAATTGGTTCCGGCTCACTCGATGCTGCTGCTAATATAGGAACCAAGATTACTATTGATTCCGGATTTTCAGGCGGAATTGAGATTGAGGCTGACAATGCTATCATCTCAACCAATGGACAGCTTCTATTGCTTGATAATAACGATACCGGAAGCGATATCCACTGTCTTGAAATGACCGATGCCGGTACTGCGGCTTCTATCCAGATTACCAGCGCACAGGCAAGTGACGACATCCAAGGGACGTCTGATACTTGGGCAATTACATCTGCCGGTGTTATCGATGGTTCGGGGCTTACACTGAAGACTGATAATGATAATATCTCGCTCGGTACGAGTACGGATATGACTATTAGTTTTAACGATGGTGCCCCTGGAACTGCCGGAAACGGGATGTTAATCCAAGGCACTGCCGCAGTAGAGCAAGTCCAGTTCGGGGACGGAACCTATGAAGTGGATGTTATGTTTATCGGTAATACCGCTACGTCAAACTTCATGCACTTTGATGGCGATGGGGGCGCTGACTCTGTCGGGTCACTAATTTTCGATAACATCGATCTTGACCTCGGAGATGGAGACCTCATTCGTCTTGGTGATAGTCAGGACTTTACTCTGGGCAATACTTCCGGCTCGCCAAACATTTTGAAGCTGCTCGGCGACGACCAGCAGTTTGACATTGGCGCTGCCGGTGCCGGAATGGATGTTTACTGGTATACCGAAACCTCTGGCAACCATGTTTTCTTTGATGAGGACAATGAGCTTGTTGATTTTCTCGATGTGAATATTGACCTCGATGACGAGGCTCTCCTTCGCTTCGGAACGAGCAATGACTTCACCATCCAGAACATTGCCGGAAGTCCTAATATTCTTCGGATAACCGGAGATGACGAGCAACTTGACTTCGGAGTCTCCGGTGGTGGTTTCGATATGTATTGGTACACCGAGGATGCAACTAATTATGTCTATTGGGATGAGGACAATTCCAGAATGGATATGATTGATGTTGACCTGAGACTTGACGACGATGCGAGACTATACTTTGGCTCGGATGCCGATGCTTACTTTGTATGGGATGATACTAACAGTGAGGTTGACATGGTCGGAGACCTCAATATCACAGGGACTTTGACTGTCAGTGGTGCTTTTGATATTGGCAACTTCTCCTTTGGTGATGATGAAGAGTTGCGATTTGGTAACTCTGATGACTTTGTTTTCCAGTATGATTCGGCCACGTCAAATATGGCGATTGATGCTGCGGCAGCTAATGATACTGTCGACGTTGGTTTAACAGTTAACACCGACTGGATTTATCATGGTGGCGGTGCAGGTAAGGACGCCCACTGGGATTCCTCGGAGAATACTCTTGGATTCCTGGATGATGCTGTTCTTAGTTTCGGCGGAACCGCTGCTTCTCCCGATGTCGAGATAAGCTGGGACCAGACGAGGTTGAATATTACCGGTACCGGCAACCAGATTCGCATCGGTGCCGATGACGAAGGTATGGATGTTTTGTTCTACGGTGAGTCAGCCAGTGCCCAGATGCTTTGGGACGAGTCTGCTGACCAGCTTGTATTTGCAGGTGCGGCACAAATTAGCCTCAACGACAATGTTGAATTGCTCTTTGGTACAGGTAGCTCCAATGCTGGTGACTTCAAGATGGACTCCGACGGCTCTAACCTGTACATACGAGAGATTTCTGCAACAGGCAAGAATCTTCTGCTCGGCGAGTCCGGTAAGGGTCTTGCTGTTCGATTCTATGGAGACACTGCTGGAAGTGACCTTCTCTGGGTCCAGGCATCTGATATGCTTGAGTTCCAGGATGACGCCAAGTTGGCCTTTGGAACCACCAGTGACGTTACCATCGTCTGGGACCAGACGAACCTGCTTATCGAACCGGCGTCCCAAGGTGTTGGAATAATCAAGATTGGTGCAACCGCCGGTATGGACTTTAATATCTATGCCGATGATGCGGCAAAATTTGCCTCCTTCGATTCCGGTGCCGCTGAACTACTCTTAGATGGTTATGATATTGGACTTCAAGATGATGACATCATCCAGTTTGGCGATGCTAACGACATCACGATGACCTGGGATCAGACCCAGTTGATGATAACCGGCGCCACAGCTAATAATCCAATAAGAATAGGCGACCCGACTAATCTTGATTTGATTATCTGCGGTGGAACCACTACGAACAACGTGACATTCGATACCGATGATAGTGCTCTTGTTTGCGAGTTTGACGGATTTGACCTTCACATGAAGGACGATGACGTTGTAAAGTTCGGCGATGCAAGTGATATTACAATGACTTGGGACCAAACACAGTTGATGATAACAGGGGCATCTGTCAATAACACAATTATCTTCGGCGACCCAACCAATGTGGATGTGATAATCGCTGGCGGGACGACAACCAATACAGTCACCTTTGACACCGATGATAGCGCCCTGCTTTGTAAGTTCAATGGTTTTGACCTCCAGATTGAAGATGATGATATTCTCCAATTTGGCGACGCAGGTACTACCGATTGTTATATCACATGGGACCAAACACAGCTTCAGATTGTACCATCGAGTAATGTCTATATCGGTGACAAGACCAACTATGTAAGTATTAGTTCGGCAGGTGTCCTGACTCAGACAGGGACAGCAACGATTACCTGTAATCTGAATACTACCAGTTTTTCAGGTCTTGTGCTTCCCACCCATGCTTCCTCAAGTCCTGATGGTAGTAAGACTGGGACTACGGGAGCGATTTACTATGAGCAGGATGCTTCGGTACTCTGGGTTTGTGAAAGTGGTACTACCTGGGTCTCAACTGCTGCTTTGAGTTAGACTTAGACTTTTGAAAGTTTTTTAATTTTATACTTGACAAGGGGCCAGGCTCTATAGTAGTCTGGCCTCTTATGACTAGCTTTCCCAAGATTTGTGCCAATTTGATAACACAGACGGGGTTGAGATATGCTAAGAAGTATGAATGTACTGTCTGGGAACTTGGAGTATTGCCTGGGGAGGTTGCCATGATTGCAAGGGCTGTTTATGAAGAAACGATTACTGCAAACAGGGGGCAGAAGATTTTTGAAGCTCTGATTAAAAGAGAGAGAAACAAAAAGGAAAGAGATGATAAGGACAGCAAAGCACTACTCACAGTTTTATGAAGATGCCCTTGTCGATGGTCTCTTTCGTCAAATCGGGACTACGAATAAGATACTTTGTGATATAGGTGCACATGATGGAAAGTTGAATTCCAATTCGCGGTTCTTCATGGAACAGGTGGGATGGGATGGCGCTTTTATTGAACCACATTCGGCGAGACATCGAGAGTTAACAAAACTATATCCGGCGGAAAAGTGTCTTAGAGAGACTGTTACCAAAGACAATACGATTGACAATCTCTTGGAACAGATGAGTTTTCCCAAGAGGTTTGACCTGCTTAACATTGATATTGACGGGCAGGAATACTATGTTTGGGGGGATATGGTCAGGTATCGGGCAAGGGTTGTTATCATTGAGTGGAGTCCGTATGTCGAGACAGATTTTATTCCAATAAGAGGAAGTGATGGAGCCTTGGGACAGAACCAAACCGGTTTGTACCCAATGTTAAGATTGGCAAGACAGAAGGATTACTTTGTTGTTGCCGTTACGCCGATCAATCTTATATGTTTGGAAGGGAAGTTGTTTTCAAGATGGAAGATGGGATGGGACGGGGAGTTTCCATTAGGAGACTACTAAAGTTAGGAAAGGGAAGAAGATGAACAGTGACAAGATTGAAGTGACAATTCAACGAGGCGTCTCCGGCCTTGTCTTGTTATTACTTGCTTGGGTTGGGGAACCTGACTTAATAGACGCTCTTATCTACTATCTGATGAAGTAGGAAAGGAAGAGAAGGAATGAGTAGAAGACTTCATATCGGAGGCAAGGTAGTTGCAGACGGTTGGGAACTATTCTCAATTGCCTCAAGGACAGGTGTTGACCATGTCGGTAATGCTAAAGACCTGAGCCGTTTCAGAGACCGTACTTTCGAGGAGGTTTATGCTTCTCATGTACTTGAGCATTTTGACTATAAGGACATGCCGACTGCACTGAAGGAGTGGCGACGTGTCTTGGACTCTGAAGGACGATTGTATCTGAGTGTCCCTAATCTTGATGTCATAAGCAGGTTGTTTTTAGACAAGGAGAAGTATACGCCACAGGAGAGAGTTAAATTCATTGCAATGATTTATGGGGGCCATGTCGATGAACATGATGCCCACCAGATAGGGTTTGATAAAGACTTTCTCATCGAGATGATTAGACAGGCTGGATTTGCCAAATGTGAGGTTGTCAGAAAGCTGGGTATCTTTCACGATTGCAGCGAGATTGATGTTGACAACGAGCTTATTAGCCTAAACGTTGTTGCCTATAATAAGAAACTCACTACTCCTGTCAATCCTCCGGTGACAGAAGAAAGTAAAAGTAGTATCAGTAAAGATGTGATGTTCTTCATGTCGATGCCACGCCTTTGCTTCACTGACAATATGTTCTCGGCCATCAATGCCGTCAAGGGACTTGGGATTTATGGTGAGAGGTTTAGCGGCGTCTTCTGGGAGCAGGGGATGGAGAACCTCTTGGAGAAGGCGATTGAGAAAGGATACAAGTATGGACTTGCAATAGACTATGATACGTTCTATACGATGTATCATATTCTTGACTTGTATAGCTTGATGGAGATACATCCAGAGGTAGGTATTCTGGTTCCACTCCAGGCGAGGAGAGGGAATAAATATCCAATGTCAGGAATGTTTAATGACCCTGAAGGTGATATGGTTACTGTTTCCAAGGGAGGGTTTGTTGATGGAGTTAAAGATGTTGATACGGCTCACTTTGGACTGACGATGATACGCTTGAGTGAGACGGAGAAGCTGGAGAAGCCTTGGTTTGAAAGTAAGACTAGTGATGCAGGAGATTGGCATCGAGGGCATAAGGATGCTGATGTCCACTTTTGGATTAAGTGTAAGAAGGCAGGGATAAAAGTTGCTCTTGCTGAGGTCTGGATAGGACATTTGCAACTTATGTGTGCTTGGTCAGGAGCTGTGGAGAAGAATTTTGCAACACACTATGTTGATATTAACGAAGTGCTTGAAGGTGGGTTGCCTTCGTGGGCGATTCCGAAATCGTTTTCAGGTACACAGGTAATTGATAACTACTGTAAAGAAAGGGAAACAAATGGCTAATGTCATCAAGAAGCTGGTACTGGATTTGGGCAAGAAGGAAATAACCCTGACTATGGAGCAAGCCAAGAAGTTAAAAGACGCCCTTGATGGTTTGTTTGGCGAAAAGGTTATACGAGAGGAGCACTATCATCACGACCATTATCCTTGTCAGTGGTCTTGGGCATGGCCAACGTATACTACATATTCAAGTGCATAAGGAATTAGTTCTGGAAGACTAATGGGAATGAGTGATTCTTCAACTTTGTCTTATTGTTCAAATGAAGAGTCCCTAACCATAAAAATGTAACCGTAACTTTTTAAGGAGTTTCTGATGACTGAAGAAAACCCAAAAGAAGCAGAGAAAACAGCAATGACGTTGAAGTGTGACAGATGTGAGACTACGGAGATGGCGAGGGAGTATGACCCAAGGACGCCTGGGTATCCGCATAAGAGAGTTAATTTGTGTGACAAGTGTGGTGAGAGAGACCCGAAGGCAGTTTTGATTGCAGACCAGCAAGGTGGAATAGCTCCAGTAATAGCAACACCGAAGAATGCTCCTGAGAGAAACGAGATTGAGACTATCAAGTTTCCTCAAACACCGGTAGCGGTAGTTGATAATCCCAAGTCGAAACGTCCCAAGGCGAGTGAGAACAAAGCAAAGGACGTTGAGACCAAACCTATTGACCGTGTTGACATTGAGAAGAAGATTGAAGAGCAGGAAAAGGACCTTGATACCTTGCTTCGGAAAAGACAAACATTTCAGCAGAACATCAACCAGTTGAGTGATATGATAATGGCCAAGAGAGGTGCTGTTGCTCAGATGAGAGAGCTACTTGGTGAGTAAAGACCAGCTACTTATTGTTCCCGATGAGCCTCTCCTCATTGATAAATGTACTCTTAGCGTTCCAGTCTATAGGTCTGAGATGTACATTGTAGAGGATATGTGCTATAGTTTTACAATGCCTCGTCCTAACTGTTGGTGGCGGCTCTGGCATTGGGTCTTCTTCGGGATAAAGTGGAAAGAGATAAAACAATGATAACCATTCTGATGATTAGCACTGTTTTGCAATGGTGTCTTCTTATATTTCTCACTTGGTTTATTTTGACCGAGCCTTATAATGACGGATGGTAAGAGTATGGCTGTTGAATTTAACAACATAGCTGATATTACCTTTAGCCCTTCCACAAGGGTCTCTATGAGAATGAGAGACTATCTTGAGAAGTTTACGAGAGAGGCGCGAGGAGGGCAGGAGGAATACTGGCAGGAGAAGCTGGAAGAGTTTGATTCCGACCTTCACCTCAGATGGAGTCATGTTCGGAAACAATGGTTGATTGTCTATGACCATTATGGGAAAGTTGAGGTAATTAGGAGTTTTAGTATTGGTGGCTTCGGAGAGGCTTTCAAGTATGTTAAGTATAACAGCATTTTGACTTCAAGGTCTTTGAGACAGATGAAGAAGAAACAGGATGAGGAAGAGGGCAGGAGAGTTGAAAGTGCGGTTAGTAATGCCGGTGCTGAATTCGGTGAAGAATTATACCATGCCACGCGTGGAAGAGTAATGACTGACAGTGTAAAAAACGATGACTTTTGAGATGATAAGACTGGAGAAGATAAACTAATGGCAGTTTGGAGTAGGACAAAGAACGACCTTCAGCGAAGTATCGAAGGAACTGTCAGAGCAATGAGAGGCAATGTAGCTCTCATATCCGCTGAGGACAGGTTTGCTATCTTTGGTGCCATCAACGAGGCTTTGATTGACTTTTCTCTCGAAAGAAGTATTGATGTTCCCAAGACTATCATGTCGGATACTACCATTGCTACAGTTGCCGGTCAAGCATATGTTGACTTGGATTCGGCAGTCGTTAATGTCATAGATGGAACTGTAAGGATTGTCGCTGAGAAACATATCCTGACTTATTTCTCAGGAGGGATTACCGACTTCTATCGTTTCGATCCTGGCGAGGACATCGAGTCTACCTATCCGAGTTACTATGCGATTGATACTGACGGTTCCGGTACGATGAGGATGTTGCTCAGAAGTACTCCTAATGCAGTTTATACTATCAACTTGAAGGTCGAGAGTATGCCGGACGAGGTTAGTACCAATTTGACTGATGTGCTTCCAGGATGGTATCACGGGATGTTGAGAAGCTTGGCTACGGCGATTGCTCTTGAAAGTCTAGGATTGGATGGAAGAGTACATCAGGGGAGGTTTGAGGAGAGACTGAAGAATATTAGAGAGAAGCAACGAGGGAGGAGTGGTCCTGCTCATGTGCAACTTCGAGAGAATAGAGGGACAAGCTATGTTGCACCGGAGTTAAGGATTAGCGGGAGTATCTAATGGCAACAGGGACAACTGTAATTGCTGAGATTAGAGATGAGCTTCAGGATACTACTGATGTGAGTTTTGGTACCACCGAGCTTCTAAGGTATATCAACAGGGGAGCGGCAGAGTTTTGTGCGACTACCGGTTGTTTGCAAGATACCCAGACGATTGATACCAACGGGTCGGCATTCTCATTCACCCTGTCCTCGTCTCTTACCAATCCTCTGATAATCTTTGCCATTGAGTATGCAGGAGTGCCACTTTACAGGACTTATAGACATGAGGTTTCGTATCAGTTTGGTGCAAGTGTTGGAACTCCAACGACATGGTATGAATTTGGAGGAGTGCTTTATATTGATTTGAAAGCAACCAGTGCAAGTGGTTCGGATGCCTTGAAGGCTTTCTATATCAGGCTCTCTACTGAGATGTCTTCCGTTAGTGATACGTTTGATTTTCCCAATGAGTGGAAGCCTGCGATTGTTCAGTATGGAATGGCAAGGTGTTATGCCTCCCAGAGAGATACTACATTGGAAGCTAAGAGCATGGGAGAGTATGAGAAGTTGAGGCAGTCGGCGTTCGCGCTGAATAAATGGAAACTCGAAGGTAATGCAAGATAATTGAAAGGAAAGAAAATGGCAGAAGCACAAGCACAAGAACTGGGTTTCAAGGAAAACTGTTTTAGCATTAGAAAAGTAATCGAAGCAGTAAAAGTAAGTACCCTCACGCTTAAAGCCCACAGTGATTTTAGTAAAGATGAGAATTACGTTGGGCAGCAAGGTGAAATGCAAGCAAATATTCAGCTTGCTTACCGCCACCTTGAAGATGCTCGCATGAGAATTGGTAAGGCAGTACAAGCATGCGATGGAGGCACTTCTTGCTATCCAAGATAGTGTCGTCCAACATAAAAGTTACTAAATGTGTTTTTTGAAGGGAGCAAATAATGGCTCATAAATCAGGAAAAAGCACGTACAAGAGCAAACCAGGTCACAAGAAACCCAGTACCAGTAAGGGAAAGAAGAAGTAACATAATAAACTGACTCATATTGGTATCCTTTCTAAAAGGCTGCTTGGCTTAGGCAGCCTTTTTTATTTAACATCTTTTCAGCATAAGTCAATATAACTCTATTATCAGCAAAGAGTTATTGCTAACATTTTCTATAACATTTCTCACGATACTTTATGTTTACAACAGCTCCATTTCGACCACAACCTGTTACTGAAGAAGCTACCCAGTGGCTTCCCTATTCGATAGAAGACTTCTCAGGTGGTCTGAATACTGCCGAGCCTTCCAGTGCACTGAGGAAAGACCAGTTTACCGTTCTGTTGAATTACTACCATCAACCAAACAGGACACTCCTTACACGAGGGCCTTTCCGACCTTGGCTGGTTGCTTCTGAAGATACTATCCTTCCCAACACAGCTCCTCCGTTGTCATTCAAGATAGTCGAGCTAAGAGGAAGTGATTATCGCGTCGCCTGTTGGGACAACGGAGGTAATACTGAAGTTAGTGTTTATGATGAATCTAACAACAGGTGGGCAGGTGAGGGAGGCGGGACTTCAATCAAGGCAGACCTTACCGATGGATACATATCGAGATTTGTAAAATATAGTGTTAATGAGGCGGAAGACCTTCTCTTTTGCAACGGTAAAGATGCTCCTCAGCGCTGGGTCGGAACTGTGGATACTGCCTCAACGGCGCTCGGCTTGGCTGTCCCGTCTTTTGAAGGAGCGGAGGCGGGAACTGAGGATAATACTCTCGGTGCTGGCGATAGAGGAATCACTCTCGGCGGCGTCTATACTTACAAGTTTACTTACTTTTATGACGACAGTGGAACTTCAACAAAATATGGTGAGTCGGGCCCATCAGCAGCACTGACCTCTGCCGATCTTAGCAATGCAACTGCCGCCAACCCTGTTGCCTGTTCGCTGAATATAGACCTTTCAGGAAGTGCTTTTCCATCAGGGATTAGTAAGTGTAATGTTTATCGCTCACCTGCGGGGCAGGCTACTGGACCGTTTGAGTTTGTCGGATTCTTCACCTCCGGCGATACTTATACTGATAATCGTCCTAACGGTGAGGAAGGCGCTGAACCTGATATAGATGCAGGGACACCTCCGAGATTGAAGAATCCTCTGGAACAGGATGGGAGGCTATGGGGGATAGGGATTAACTCGTCAGGGGCACTGACGAACAAAGGAGTTTATTCGAGGAAGGGAAATCCTGATTTCTTCCCCGCTGAAAACTTTGCATACTTCCCTGACCCTCTGGTTGGCCCTGTTGCCTTTCGCAAAGATGTCTACTGGTTTACCGAGGAGCAGATATATGTAACGCCGGAGGGAGATGTTGACAAGTATCCCAAGCCGGTAAAGGTTTGCGAGATAGGTTGTGATTCCTTTACCTCTATTGTCGATGTCGGAAATGGTTTGATGTGGCAATTTGATGGGAATATCTATTGGGCCAACTTTAATAGCTTCAATCCTACTACCGGTGATTTGCCGTGGCCTGTAGGAGACCCGATTAGAGATAAGATTGCCGCTATCCCCGTGGCCTATCGAGACAAGTCTATCGGAAAGTTTCACAAGGACAGGTACTACCTTTCAATAACAGGACCTAACCAGACTGTTAATACTGCTACGATAGTCTGGGATGTGAAGAACGGAACAAGGATGTTGTTGCAAGGACAAACGGGAGGCTGGACTTCCCTTAACTGGAGCGCCAATGACTTGCAGTCATTTGACGGTGGGTTGTATTCCGCTGATAATACTAACAAGTATATTATGGAACATGACTTTGCGGGGTCGGCGGACTTTATCAATAAGACTGAATATGATGCTTCGACATCTTATAATATCAATACACAACTCGCAACGGGAGATATTCACTTTGGTCACGAGTGGAGCGAGAAACTGGTCAATTCACTTTCGCTGATTGCCGAGTCGTCAGGAATTACAATGGAGACGACCGTGTCGTTTAATGATAACGAGTTTGAAAGGACTAAACAGTTTATCCTTGGTTCCGGAACGGTTGCAATTGATAGTACATGGTTGATTTGGGGTCAGGGGACATGGGGGAACTTTAACTGGGGGTCAAGTTCGTTTGGTTTCCAGTCCGGTCATAAGAAGATTGCCAAAGGAGGGAAAGGGAGAAATGCAAAACTTACTCTTGAGTCGATTGACTCCAAGGATACTAACTTGATTGCTCTGAAACTTTATCACAAGATTCTTCCAATTCCTGCATAGTAAGGAGGTCTATCATCGCAACTTACACGGTTACAAATTCTTTCTCAGCCGATACTACTGCCATTGCTTCCGAGGTAAATCAGAACTTTACCGATGTCCTGACGGCACTTAACGCCTTTGATGCGAGTAACCTTTCTTCAGGTTCGGTGTCACTATCCCGCATCAGTGGTTTGACTTCCAGCCAGATGTCGTCGGCATTCTTCAAGGACGAGGATGATATGTCGTCAGATTCGTCGACGGCTGTACCAAGTCAGCAATCGACAAAGGCTTACGTTGATAACAATGTTGGTTCTGCAAACTACACACCGACATCATATGCCGGAGAGGAAAGCATAACATTTCCCAACGGTATGATAATGAAGCAAGGAACGGTCAGTGTCGGTGTAAATACCACTGCAACAGTTACCTTTGGAACCGCCTTTCCAAGTGCTTGTACTAGTGCGTGGCTAACTCTAGCTACGACCAACTCCTTTACACAACATGCGCTCAAAGCACATACTCTTACTACAACCACTATGAAGGTTACAAATCCAGATGACGCTTTTGGCGCCGATACTACCAATTGGTTTGCAATAGGATACTGATAGGATACTGAGAAGTTGAAGACTCCTGAAGAAATAAAACGCAAGGCCAAAGTTGACCGCGAGATACGGATATTGATTGCTGCCCTTGCTGGCTCGGTCACTCAGGCTTGGGACCCAGGACTCGATGATATTGCCGGACTTACACCCGATGATGGTAACTTCATTGTCGGTGATGGGTCTAATTGGATTACTGAAAGTGGCAATACTGCTAGGACGTCCCTTGGACTTGGGACTGGAGATAGTCCGACTTTTACCGGTCTTACGCTGTCAGAATTGACAGAAGGAAGTGTCCTGTTTGCCGGAGTTGGAGGAAGGATTTATCAGGATAATGACAAGTTATTCTTTAATGATACAGAAGATTGGTTTGGCGTCGGAGTTGGAGACCCTGATACGACACTTGAGATTATGTCGGCAGGAGGCGGCGGTAATGATTTTGCCAATGATTCCAACGCTGTTGCTCTTTGGCGCTTTGAAGGGACTGTTTCAGAGTTTAATGACGACTCTGTGGGAAGTAATGATGTTACAGGGTTGGTCGAAAGAAATATGGAGACTACATATTTCAGGGAGGGTTCCCAAGCCACCTCTTTTACGAGTGCATCTCCAGGGCCGGACTATTGGACTCTCACAGAAGCGAATATGGATGCTGATTTTCCCCTTAAGTCCGGTGGCGCAGAGACAAATATATCCGTTGTCTTCTGGGTGCGTCCAACAGCTCTAAACTCCACTGCTGATAGGTGGAAAACAATGATTTCCAAGTGGACGGCGGGAAATGATAGAAGAAGTCTTCTGATATATATTCATAACAATGGTGGTACACATCAGTTCCGCGTCTCTATAGGCCATACAAACGGTACTGACACAGAAGGAAAAACGCTAACAGCCATAACTGTTGCGACAGATAAATGGTACCACGTTGGCTTTACATACCAAAGCAGTGATAAGGCATTCCGTCTTAGAGTATATGATGAGGATGCTGACACTGTCTACGAGACAACCGGTACTTACACGAATACTATGAGTATAACCCTCGCACCTTTCCTTATTGGTGCGCATTGCTGTCCGACATCAGATTATTATTTTGACGGCTACATAGATGAGGTGGCTGTCTTTAAGGATATTTTGAGTGCACAGGAGATTGACGATATTAGAAACAATGTCTTCAATGTCCAGGCAGGGGGAGCACAGTTTAAGATTTCCTACGATGGGACTAATTATGTCTCCTTTGCTACCGAGAGTGATGGTGACTTGACGATTGACAGCAACAAGGCTGGGTTTACTATCGATTTTGGCGATGCTCTTCTTACAACAACAGGGACACTGAATGTTGGAACGATTACATCATCTGGTAATCTCATCATTGCCGATGGAGGCTATATTGGTTCTGCAAGTGATACAGATGCCATGCAGATAGAAGCTGACGGTGATGTTGTCCTTACTCAAGGACTGACGGTGACTGGAAGTGCTGTTCTTGATTTGAATACGGCTGTCTTTCAACCTATCACTGATTCCACGACATTCTTTCAGGTCAATGACAAAGATGGCAATGTCATTGCGAATGTTGACACCGTGAATAATAGGGTAGGGTTTGGAATAGCAAATCCAGGTAATACAATTCATCTATCCAAAGATTCAGCAAATCACGGAATAAAGATATCAAGAACAGGGTCAAGTCCTGGAGATATGTTTCTTCAAGTGGAAAATGCTGGAGCAGGGAAATTTGTGACAGATGCCGCATTCCAGATACAAACTAATCTTGCTACAAGTACGAAATTCCACAAATGGACGAATACTGGAGTTGGTATATTCACAGCCAATCCACAGACATATCTTCATCTTCAGATAAGTACGACAACAACAAAGCCTTTAGTAGAGATAGAGCAAACAAGTGTTACTGGCTCTGCTGGCGATGCGAATATTCAGTTTAGTATTCCAGGCGATGCTTATGCAATAGGAATTGATAATACTGATGATTTTTTTAAGATTGCTTACGCAGCAGCAGAAGGGACTGCTGTTTTAGGTACAAATGATTATTTTGTAATGGACAATTCTGGCAACATTGGCCTTGGTGGTGAAACCGCCCCCGAAACCCTCACCGAATGGACCGGAACTGCTCCTTACATTACACTTCACAACTCTACCCACGAAGACTCAGACGGAGGCAGGGAATCAAAACTCATTTTCAAGGGTGAGCGCTCTGGTGGAGAGGAAAATGAACTTGCACAGGTTGAAGTGCGACATGATGGAGGTGCTGACGATGATGCTGGTGAGATCGTTATTAGCACATCAACTGCTGGCCCAACAGGTGTTCTGACTGAGAGATTAAAAATAGATTCTACCGGCATCTTTACTTTGACCCCCGATGCTAATACTGACTTAGTCACTAACTATATTGGTACTACTAATTCAGGTGTTCTAACGTGGATGGAGGATGAGAATTACTTTGACTTTGCTGATACCGTGAAAACATCAGCTGGCAGAATTATAAATAGAACTTCTGTTACGAGTTCTCCATATACTGTGTTAGCATCCGATGAGCACATTAGCGTTACCACAGCATCTACAGCAATCACATTGAATTTACCTGCTATCATTGATGGTACAATTTATCATATCAAAGACCAGGATGAAAATTCAGGGGGGAAAAATATAACAGTTTCTCCAGATGGCAGTGATACTGTAGAAAATGCCGCGAGTTTGACTATCAATACGAATGGGGCATCTGTAACTTTGGTGGGTAATTCCACTACAAGTAATTGGGAGATACAGTAATGAGTTATAATCCTTTTGTTGAGAACCAAAAGACGGCCTTTGGAGAGATGTTAAACGCGGAACTCACTCCGATAGTCCAAGTTCATTCTGCTTATAATATCAATACCAGGATAATGGAGGCGCGAGACAACAAGGGAACCTCGTCTATAAATAATAACAAGTTCAAGGTTTCAACTGGTTCTGGAACTAATCGGTCATCTTCCTTGCTTTCGAGAATAGCCGTCAAGTACAATGCGGGCCAAGGAGGACTATGGAGAGGAACGGGTGTATTTACAGCGGGAGCGGCAAATTCCACTCAGTATATCGGCATAGGGACTTCGTCAGAGGGATACTTCTTTGGCTACAATGGGACTGCCTTCGGAATATTAAGACGACAAGGTGGCTCGCCTGAGATTAGAACACTTACAATATCAGCAGCTTCGCAGGATGCAGAAAGTATCGAAATAACTCTTGATGGAGACTCAACTGGTGCCGCAGTGGTTGTAACAGCCCAAGTTGCGGATAATACCAGTACAAGAACTTTAACCGCTAATGAGATAGCCAACCATGATTATTCTGATGTTGGTCAGGGCTGGAAGGCTCATTCAATGGGGCCAAACATTGTCTTTGAGTCTTATAACGCCGCGTCACAGACAGGAACTTACGAAATAACTACCGCTACATCAGCAGCAGGAACATTTGCACGAAGCGTTGTAGGAGTGGCCCCGACAGAAACAATCAAAGCACAGACTGCTTGGAGTGCAGATAAAGCGGCGGGCGCAGAGACTTTACCAAGTCTGACATTTACAAATGGAAATGTTTTTGAAATCCGCTATCAATGGCTCGGATTTGGAGCTATTGAGTTTTATATTGAGAATCCCTCAACAGGAAGGTTTGTCTTAGTCCATAGGATAGAATATGCCAATGCCAACACTATACCATCATTGGACAATCCTACTCTGCCAGTGTGCATGGCGGTAGCAAATACAAGCAATACTACTAATATAGTCTTGGAGTCAGCTTCCATGATGGGAGCAATTGAGGGGAAGGACTTAGAAGAGGGGATAGTAAATAATATCACTGCCGAAGACTCCGCCACTGGAACGGATGAAACACCTTTATTTTCAATCCACAACCATACCGTATATCAAAGCAAGATAAATCGCGTAAGAGTAGAGCCTACTATCTTTACCGCCTCAATAGATTCTGCTAGTGCAAACAAGCCATCGACAATCAGAGTAAGGCTTAATGCTACACTTACAGCAGCTTCATTTTCCGCAGTTGATGCTAATACGTCTGTTGTCCGTACAGATAACTCTGCCACTGCGGTTTCGGGCGGGACTCTTGTATTTACACAAATCATAACTGAGGGAGCGGCCCCTATAATTGATTTCACTAAGGTAATGGAAAAACTCAATCCGGGCGAAACGCTTACTGTTAGTCTTGAATCATCAAGTGGAAATGTTGACAGTGTTATATCAATGAACTGGCTTGAGTTATTTTGAGAGGATACAATGGCTGAGACTTACAAAAAGATAGACGACAAAACGGTAGAGATAACCACGACTGTTCCCCCGACTGTCGTTGAACGGGACAAAGCTGAACTCCAAACGGAACTTGACCACATTCCTGATAGACTGGCAGAGTTGCAAGAACAAATAGATGAGATAGACACAAGCCAGACGCGGTTGACGAGTATTCTAAAGGTATTTGAATAATGGAAGATGACTTTATCATACAACTAAAGCTACCATCACTTTGGCATGGTAACTCTCTTGGGACTGTAAACTTTCTCTTTGGTCTCTTCGGAGGTGGTGGTGGCGGTACCCCTGCTCCCCCTCCGGTTCCGGAACTTGACCCAAGGGGGAAGGAATTTCAATCCGAACTTTATCCCATGATTCAGTCAGGACTGGAAGGTCAAGGTCTGACTCCTGGAATTACCGGCCAGAGTATGAGGGAGTTGCTATCAGCAACACAGGGAGGGTTTGAGGAAGCACATCGAGGAATGACGAGTATGATGGAGAGGACAATCCCCAAGGCTGATTTGAAGGTGAGAGAGTTTATCAGTAACTCCTTGAATGCTGAGTTTGCAAGACAGAAACAGGGAGTGAGGGAGGAGTTTGAGATGCAGCCATTCGAGGACGTCCAGAGGGCGCAAACGATGGCCTTTGGCGCTGTCGGAGGAGAGAGAAGAATGGGGACTGCAATTACAAGTCTTTATAATCAGTCGGCCTTAAGACAGGCTTATGCCCCTTCCTTTGCTTCTGGTCTTGCCGGAGGATTGGGAGGTGCTGCCGGTATGCTGATTGCAGGGCCAATTGGCTATGGTCGGGAATTTACCAAGTTTGGATAACAGGAGAATATAATGGCTCTTCCACTCGTATTAGCCGGAGCATTAGGTGCCGGTCTTACTGGTAGCGCAACTATTGGCTCTACCGCAGCCCTGTCTTCAATGACTGCCGCTGCCGCTGGTGGTGGTCTTCTTGCCAGTATTGGTGGCTGGATGGGAGCAAACCCTGGACTTACACTCGGTATCGGTGCTGCGGCAGGACAGGCTTTGGGAGGTGGAGTATCAACAGGAGGGGCACCATCGGCAAAGGTAGAACTCACTGCAAAAGGAAAGGCCCTTGAGACAAGTCTTTATGAGTCATTGAAGAAGAACAAACTCTTTCCTGAGAACCTTGCCTCCAGATTTATCGGACAGGCCAGGAAGATTGAGCAACTTAGAAGCAGGGCATCGAGCCGGATGTTTCAGGGAGTTACAACTAATGATAATGTTGTTTCAGGAGGGGTTGCCAAGGCTATGGTTGCAGAAGGTGCATCGGCAATACGAGGAGCACAGGAAGGACCGCGACAAGCTGGAGAAGCCCGCCGTCGATTTACACTGAATCGCATGAGTCAGTTGCAGAACTTTATCAACTCGCAACTCCAGACTCCGGTGCTGCAAGCTCAATCAGACTTGATAAATCAGGAATTGGCACAGGCAAGGGGAGCGACACAGGGACAAACTCTTGGAAATATCGCGCAGTTACTTGCAATGAACAAGGTATATGGTTAGGGAATAGTATAATGGCGCAAGACCCAGGTTTAGCATTTCAGCAGAATCTTATAAATCGTTATCTTCAGCTTAAGGGGCTACAGCTCCAGCTTGAATTTCAGCGCAGACAGGAAGATAGATACGAGAGGCAACTAACAGAGGGCACAAGAAGGTTCAATGTAGGCCAAGTTGGTATCCAAACTCGATTTGAAGCTGGTCAGGAACTCACACGAAAAGGATTTGCAGCTACCCAAGGACGCTTTGACACTGCCCAAACTTATAGAGAGACAACACAGGCAGAAAACCTTGCCTTTCGTGGAGAGCAAGCGGTAGAATCTAAGAGACGATTTGGAATAACAGAGGCAAGGCAACAAGCTTCTGCTAAATCGCTCACCGCTTTTCGTACAAGACCTCGAACAGGAACAAGGGAGTATTACACTGAACAGGGATATTCTGAAAATACAGCCCAGCTCGCCGCAGATAGATATAATCGCCTTGCTCCACCAGCAATGACACCAGCAGCATTGATTACCGCTGGTAAAACAATGATGAACGAGGCAATAACACTTGAAGGACAAGAAGCTGGACAGGCTCTTATGAATCAAGGTATGAAGGCGGCAGAAGACCAACTAAAACAGACAGATACAGCATTTCCTGCTACTGCCGATAGTGAAAGAGTTGAAGTCCAAGATGAACGTGGTCGCAAGTTCACCATACCGAAAGAGCAATTAGATACTGCCCTTGCCCAAGGATACACCCTTGTAGAATAGTAATGGCAAAATTAGACTTACAACCCGTTCTCGATCTAAAACCATCTCTTGACCTGAAACCTGTCCCTGAACCTGCTTTCCGTGTGGAAAACCCATTCGGAGAAATTGAAGCTGCTCCAGAACCATCCTGGTGGGAATCTCAAATAGGTGCTTGGAAGGAACATGCTTTCTTTCCTACTGAGGAAGGTTATAATGGTGGAAGATGGACAAGGCCAGGACGTGCCGAGAAATTGTATCGTACGATAACTTTCCTGCCACGAGTTACATATTCAGGTATTGGCAGTGCTATCGAAAGACTCAATATTGCTGCCACCGGACTTGTCAGACCCTTGTTTGCTGCTGTAGGAAAAGGAAGACTGGAAACTATCGAAACGGGAGAGCTTCGGAAGTATCCAGAGTCAGTATTCAAAGGTCTAAAGACAGCCCTTCGCAAACCTGGAGATATAAAAGAAGCCCCTACTTTTGGCAAGATGTTGGCAGAGGATTGGTATGAACCATTGGTAGGAGAGAAGCCGCCAGCTTGGTATGAGCCAGTTATGACTACCTCTGCCGATACTATTTTGTTATTTGGTCCAAGAGCACTTAGGCAATACAGAATGGGTCGCCCTGGATATGCTGAGAAAGTTGCCAGAGTCGAAGCAGTTAAGAAGGTGAAATTGGCAGAAGCCGGAGAGATTGAACCTGGTGGCGGGCGACTTGCTCGTACAAAATTCAAACAAGCATGGAAGACTGTCAGCGGGAGACTTCAAAGAGCCGGTGAACCGCTTCCAGAAGCTACTCTTGAAACTGAAATACCAATACAGAAACTCTCTCGTTTAGTTCGGGCAGCTAAACGTATCCAACCTCAATTTGAGAGAATCAAACATATTACTCTCCAACAAAGAGCTGGTAAGGCTGGTCAAGCACTTGAGCAATACACGGGAGAGAAGGCTTGGCGAAGAGCTGCTGGTGCACTTAAAGGTAGAATTACTGCACCTGACTTTACTCCTCCAGGAATGGCTATGTCCCCTGCCGAGAAAGGCGCATTGGCCGAGCAGCTACGACTCAGTAAAAAGCTTTTAGTCTTTGACAAGATACAGGCCAAAAAGGGACTGGAATCTTTATTGGCAGGGTACAAACCACAACCTAATCAGTTAGAGTTGTTGGAGCGAGAATTTGGTTCCGGCATCATAAAGTCACTCCTTCATCTTAGAACAACTCCACAGAAAATTGAGGCGGCAATGTTAGATATTCTAAACATGCCTCGAACTCTTCTTACTTCTTACGACCTAAGTGCAAGTCTTAGACAAAACTACATTGCAGGTTTGCGCCATCCTAAACTCTGGTCAGACGCATTCGTATCTCAAATAAAAGCATTTGGCAGTGAGGAAGGAGCACTGACGATTGAGAATACAATTAGAACAAGTAAATACTGGCCGGAAGCGGTAAAGTATAAGTTGTATCAGCCAAGTATTTCTGGATTTGCCGAGGCCATTTCTGCAAGGCCGGAAGAGTTTATGAGTCGCTTTGCCCATATCCTTCCTGGCGTTAAAGCCTCTGAGAGAGCCTTTGTAACCTTTGGCAATAAGATGCGGTTTGACCTCTTCAGTAAAACTATGGAGCTATGGAAAGGAACTGGAAAAAAGACAGCAGATTACAAACTACTTGCCAACTATGTCAATGCTCTCACGGGTCGGGGTAAGCTCCCATTCAAGGTTCTTGAGCAAAATGGAGCGGCGATGAATGCTCTATTCTTCTCTCCAAAGTGGCTGGCCTCTCGCGTCCAACTCTTAAATCAGGCAGCAAAAGCAGTTCCTTGGGGTGTCTCTGGAGGAATGATTCCAGCCCATCCCGTTTCAAAGATGGCCGCCGCCGACATAACCACCTTTGTTGGTACAAATACAGCTATCCTTGCAGCCGTCAAATTCTACTGGGGAGATGATCCAAGAGTTGATGTTGAAATAGACCCTCGCTCATCTGATTTCGGAAAAGTCCGTATTGGCAATAGTCGTTTTGAAGCTTTTGCTGGCTACCAACCCCTTGCTCGATACACTGTTCAAGCTCTTACGGGAGAGCAGAAACAAGCCATAACAGGGAGGATGTTTGAGACAACTCCAACTGAAGTTGGAAAGAGATTTCTTAGGTCAAAACTTGCTCCGGCACCAAGTTTTGTTGTTGATATGTGGACTGGGACTACTTTCGTTGGTGACAAGATGGAGGTAGCTCGTCTCTTCGGTGAGGTTCCAGGGCAAGCAGAGACAGTATTCGAGCAACAAGCTGGTAAAATATCAGAGGGAATTCTGTTCAAGCGACTTGTTCCCCTGGCAGGTCAGGATATTCTCGATGCTGCCGTGTACCAAGGGGCAGGAGAAGCACTTATTACAACACCAGCAGCCATCCTTGGAATAGGAACTGGTACATGGCCTATATCAAAGGGACAAAAACTTGCTCTCCAGCAGGATGAGGCCTCCAGAAGAAGGTATGGCAAGGCTTGGGATGAGACAGGACCCCTGGCGCAAAAACTAATGTCCAATATAAATCCTGATTGGAAAAAGACAAAGGAGAGTATTAAGTTTGAAAGAGAAAAAATTGGTCTCGGACAGATGGAACGTGAACAGGTTGAGTCTGAGAAGAGAGTCCTGAAGATGATAAATCCACAGATGCGACAGCATTTGGAGACGTTCAAAGTCCGTATCGGAGGAGTTTCTCGTATGCTTGGTGACTGGAGACTTAACAAGGATAGATACCAGGAGTATCAGAACCTTGTTGCTGAGAATATCAATAGGATGTCTCCGTCTGGCAAGACTAATCAGCCGTTAATCAAGAATATCATTAGAAGAGCCAAGAAAAACGCCCAGAGAGACATAAAGATTCGGGCCAATCAAGAGGATTTTTCTTCAAGGAGACAAGAGTAATGCCAATGGATGAGTCAGAACAATATTCAAAGGTATGTCAGCCACAGCTTGACCGAATCGAAAACCATACTGCCAAGATATTTCGCATCCTTGAAGGTAACGGCGGTACGGGCCTTGTAGAACATGTTGCCCGCCATGACGAGAGGATTAAAAGTCTCCAGAGCTGGAAGAAGTGGGCGATTGGTTTTGCCACCTCCCTTCTTGTAATTTTTATCGTTTATCTCTTGACAAACTAAGGAGACTGTGTTATGACTACTACTATAAGGGATATGAGTAATGATGATGGAAAGGATGGCCTTCTCAAGGATGTTTATCTTGATAAGAAGGGCAAGAGGAAGAAGAAGGTGGAGGAGGGAAGGAAAAGGGCTGAAACAATGGTTGCGAAATACTTTGGGCCACATCATGGATAGTCTGAGAAGAGATCTGCCGGACAGGGAGTATATCGAGGTCTTGGAGACTAAGAATGCGAGATTGGACAAACTTCTGACAATCTCGGAAGCGCAAAAAGACCATCTGAGAGGGAGGAATAAGGAATTGCAGGAGAAAATTGCTGAAATTATCAAAAATAGTGGAGAAAGTGCTTGACTTTCCTGAATATCGGTAATATCCTATATAGGAAATTTAGTCTGTTTGGGAAATTGAAAGGAAAGTTGCCATGAATATTGATATTGAAAGACTAACAAAGGAAGCCTTCGATAATATAATTAAGGAGGCGGCAAAGGATGTTATTGTTGCACAACTTGGTCATGGTATCGAGACTGAGGTCAAGCTGGTTCTCAAAGACAGGGCTGAGGAGTTGCTTAGAGGAGATGAAGAGATAAACTTACTACTCAAGGACAGGCTTAGACATTGGATAACACAGCAGTAGGGTTGGAAGGAAAACTGGAATGATGAAGACAAGTCGTAGAAATATTCTAAAGTCCCTCTTGATTGCCCCCCTTGCTTTGTTACTGCCCAAGCCAAAGGCAGGACAAGAATTAGAAATAGCCTGTGATACTGTCTCTTCTAGTTCTGCTGATTCTACAACATACGGCTTCTATGTTTTCGATGACAATGGTATAGCTCACCTTGTCATACCAATTGATATTGAAGGACTAACAGTAGCCGCTCAACAGCAATGGATGGAGAGTTATCGCTACGCGGAAGGACAGCAGTGGCCCGAAAGGAAGACTGAGAATGGCTAAGGGACAAACAAAGAAGAGTGGCTATCCCAAACATCGAGGTGGCCGTCGTAAATGTCAGGGGAAGAAAAAGTGAGTAAGTTTAGCATTGGAGACAAAGTAACCTCAGTTATAAATCCTCTCTTTCTTGGCCAGATAGTCTCTATCACAGACTCACTACAAGGACATTATTATACTATCTGTTATTTTGATGGCGGTGTGTCAAATACGACAAACATGAGTGACTTTGAGATTGCTCCGGCAGTTGAAAATGGCAAGATAGGATTTCAAAACTCAGGAAAGGAAAGCAAAGATGGATAGATGGGACAGAAAAACAGACTTCGGATGTTCCTCATGTATGTTCTATGTACCTAAGATAGAACATTCCTCCGGTGCCGACGTACCTCCTGCAACATCAGTAGGTGCTGAAGAAGGTCGTTGCCGTCGTCAAGCTCCTACGATGAAAGGCTATCCCGTAGTTTTTAGTGATGACTGGTGTGGAGAGCACAAGAGAGGCTCCAATCCTATTCGAGACCGTTAAGTCTATTTAGATTAGAAAGGAGGTGATGCCCTATGACGGCATGTGGAAAATGTGGACAAGTTCATGTACCAGGCGAAACATGTCCATTAAGCGTGTAAACGGGTGGCAGGGTGGGTAAAGAATTGAAAGGCTAAGAACTTAAGACTGGCAGCGGCGTGGTGGCGTCGGGTAAGGGATATGTTAGCTGTGATGGCTAATGGGTGAAGATAGTGGTGAGCCTACCAGCAATATCCAGAGCAATCTATCAAGGTTGTCCCAGTGGTGCAGGGTGGGGAATCCTGCCTGTCAGTCTTTTTTAGTTTCGGTTCACATATGATAACAGCAGGTGATATTGACAAGCTAAGACTGGAAGACGAAGACGTTTCTGAATATCAAGCATGGAAATGTCTTGTCTTAGCTAATGGTTTCTACACAGCAATATTATATTTCAAGCCAGATGAGCTGTTAAGACTTAGAAAGTCATGGTTTCCGTATCCAGTTAGATATGAAAACAGTATAGACTATAGGGACTGTCGTTGTCAGGTAAGAGAAAGAATAAGTTAAGTAGTTTCGGTTCACAAAATACGTAACACCTTATTCGTGCAGTATGATGGAACCTTGGATGAAAGGAAATTTGGTATGAAGATATGGAAAAACCTAAAATGGCTCTTCAACAGTCCCCCGACAAGCATAACTCACAAAGACACTCCACCATGTGATTATTGTGGCCGTGAGACACCAGTTTGGCATTGTATCGGTGTTTATTGTATCTGTGAACATTGCCGAAAGAAAGTCTTCGACCACGTACTGAAGACTGAGAAAGACAATCCATGACAATATATACAGTCTTTGCTGATGAGGAAGAGCTTAATATCGAAAGCCTTGCTAAAATGAATGATATTTGGCAAAAGGATTTTGTTACTCGCTTCACCGGTATTGAAGTAAGACTCGATGAATCTCTTGCGGACAATCAGTACTACATTGCCGTTTCGCCTAAACTTCACGAGCAGATACAGAAAGGAAAGAAAGATGTCAGAAGCGATAGATAAATTGAAAGAAGCAGAGGACTCAGCCAAAGATGCTCGCATTAAACATTATGATTCAATAGATGCAAATCAAACTTACAAATGGATTATGCAAGATATGTTTAAGTTGGTAGGTGAAGCTATTGCCATTCTCGAAAAACAGCCAGACGTTGAAGAAAGATATAAGGATTATGAACGACTATGGGTTCTTGCCGACCAGGATAATTGCACCGGTGATTGTGACTTGAATCCGCCTCACAAAAAGTGCCCTGAATGTAGAGCCGGGGAAGCAATAAATGATTGTGGAGAAACAAGGGATTATGCGCTTCGGGTCATTGAACAAGTTTTGAAAGGAAAGTCAGATGACTAAAGACTATGGCAAGTGTATTGACAAAGGCCATATATTCAAATCAGCCCTTCTTGACTGTCTCTATGACAGAATGGAACTTACCTGTGGGGAATGTGGCTATACCAAGAGACATGCACTAACAGCCAAGGAGAGGAAAGCTACGAAACTCCTGTTTGGCAGTACAGCTAAAACGTGGAAACCTTGTACAGAGGACTAAAAGGTAAAAACAGCTTCGATAGTCTCAGCCATACAATGGTACCACAGCAAGCTATCCCCCGTCCGAAGGCGCCCTACCGACCTTCGTATATAATACCAGACATACTGTATCCAGAATATCGGGAACTAACCAGACATTATGGATAGACTATATCCAGAATAGGAGAATAGATAATGAGAATCGTTATCAATATCAATGACAACATGATTAAACAGATGTTATACTATGCACAACAACAACGCCAGCGCCAACCTGGTCGTGGTCTATCATACTGGAAGGCCGTCGATGTATCACTACGAGAGCAAGGAGAGGAGCTACAAGGTTATCAAAGGGAGTTGAGCAAGGCACGGGCCTATGCTAAACGCGAGATCGCAATACTTGAACAATCACGGCTTAATTGATTTACTATCCTATTTGACAATCATATCACAATCCATCGTTATTATCACTTTACAACGCCACATCAACTACCATACACAATGGTCATTCCAGCCCCGCACGTCCAATCTAAGGGACTAACGGCAATTCTACGCATAAAACCACTATCTATCCTATCTAAGTTCCAGACTACCTACGCTTGGCAGATACTTTTCTTATCATTTTTCAGGCTATCCTTCTCTTTAGTCCTACTTACCAAGTGTCCATAGTCTATCGGTCTAAACTATTTTCATCAATTCAAGTGCGTGAGGTATTATTTTCACAACAAAATGATTTTATCACTTGACTTTTGAGGGTTTTTGACTATAACCTTATAGACGGATAAAGTAAATCAAATGTTTTTTGACGGGAGTAAATCAGATGTATTATGAAATTGCACAAGTAAGGGACGGTCGGTATTATCTTCGGAATAATAAGGGCGAAGTGTCCCAGTTTTTTGACAGTGAAGAAGAAGCCGAGATGGCAGCTTTCAAGCAAACAGTAAAATGGGAATATATTGACTGAGGTATTTGACGGGAGTAAATCAAATGGCAAGTATTAAGATAGAACTCATTGAAGGTTGGCCGATCCAAGAAGTTGAAACAGATGCGCTTACACAAGAACAAGCACAAAAGGTTATGGACATAATGGTCGACAAGCTGGAACAGACGTTACTCGATATGTTCGCAGCCGAGATTATGATAAAAGACTAAACTGTCGGTCGTAGTTTATGCCGATAAACTGGAGTAAAGCAAAATGGAAACGATGCAGGACTATTTTCTAAAAGAACGAAATAAACAGCTTACCTACAATATGCCGTTTATCAGGATGTTCGGCGTTCGGCTGTTTACATTTTTCCCTAATGTTGCATTAGGATTTGACGTTGTTGCATTTGATGAGTGGATAGCTCCAGAAAAGAATGAAAGTACCTATCAGGCAATAGATCGCAAGTTTGGCAAAGATGCAGTAGAATTGATTAGAAAACTTGTCGGCTGATAAGGCCGATATAATTGTTCTTTTGAAATTACATACAGATAAGACACAGAAAGGAAACAGGTGTATTATGTCAGATGTAAAAGGCGAGTATGGAGTAAGTAAAGATGGCAATTTCACAATTATTGATACAATCGGAATACCACATCCCTATTGTATCACGCTGCGCCATGTGGTCTATGCTGCTGACCACAACGGCGGAATATTAACAAGGGACGCAATTCGAGAAGCAGAGAAGCGCGGGGCAAAATGTGATATTTGCCGAAAAAATGGCAAGATATTAACTATTGACGAACACGAACAAGTGTTGCTAGTCGAATGTCAGGTAGAGATACAACCAGCTCCGCAAGAGTTAAGAGATTGGCTTATGTCGATCAAGGATGAATGTGAGAAAAACGGTTATGCTGGATTCGCATTTAAGAAAGCAAGTTAAGATTTGAGTCTTATCTGTATTAGTGGCCGTCAATATAGCTCTTGCCGGAGATAGCTACTGCGGGACGGCCTTTGTGAAACTAAAATGACAAACAGAATAGGAGACTGAAAATGACGCTTTTCGAAAACAAGTATATAAGTATTAGCTTACCTGCGGGGGTACAACGCGCACAAGACGTAGCACAAGTCGCAAAAAAGACTCTGGTTGTGATAGCCAGCGACCCTTTGTTTACGAAATTTACTGGCAAGAGCAACCAGGTAGTTCAACTTGTTTCACCTTGTCCTTGTAATTTTTTTGGCAGCCGGATTAGAAAATGCACTTGTGAGGTATCTTCTATTGAGAATCATCAGAACCATTTGCGACAGGTTCACAAGGATTGTATCTGGGTGGATGGTCAATTCAGTAAGAGAGATATTAAATATAAAGACCTTGATAGCTCATGCCAACAGCTGCTAAAGCACGCCCAACAAGAACTAAAGTTTTCTCTCGGCGAACTTGTTACAATAATTGAAATAGCAGAAGCCGTAGCAAAACTTGATAGTACAGAAATTAAGCCAGAACACGTTGCAGAGGCAATAAGTTATCGAGCAAAATTCTAAATTTGCAGGGCGGCCTCACAGTGTAAAGTGAGGTCAGCCCTATGGATTTTAACTTTATAGTTGGCATAGTAAAGACGATGTTATGGTACTTTGCCTGTTATTCGATTGTGAAGGAACAGAGCAAGGCTGAAAGGAAATAAGATGGAAGTCAATCCGCGTGAATGTTGCTGGTGGGAAACTTGCAGAATGTATATCGAAGGACATACCGGAGCGTGTAGGGAATGTAGTCGTAATAATGTTATCAATCGACACGACAAGAGACGGGATAGTTATTTGAGAAGGCCAAAGACTGAAAGGCCGGAAAAAAGATGCGAATACTATGAAGAGTGGACTTGGGGCGAACCACCACTGGAACCAGATGGAAACGGTAAGCTAATCACAGAATATGACTGCAAAATCGCCAAAGGTTACTTTGTGGCTATTTGCGGTGGGGATGTGAAATTGTGCAGTTTGCCAGATAATCAAAAAATACAGGAGAGACAAAATGCCAACTATAATATGTAATTGGTGTCAATATGTGGGACAAGGTAGTGATGATGACGAAAGAATCGCTGACGTTGAAGCCCATGAAGAGTTTTGCGATGAACGTCTGGCTGATGAGCAAGCCCGAAAAATAGACGCTGCTTATGAGCAAGCCAGAGATAATAGTACTTTGCCCCTTAAATAATTTTTTAGGCTCTTAGGATGGACGTGGGAGCCTTAAATAACAATGATTAGCGTGAAAGTGAGGTAAAATGATAACTGACGCTTATGCAGAAAGAAAAAGGCAAGATGTAATACAAGATACCTGGGGACACCTTGCTCCTAAAAAAGGACGTTCCTACAAAGGATATATGATTTGGGCTTATGGCGGATATGGAGATATTGTGCTTCTGGATGCTGGCTTTAAGGGCCTAAGCGATTCGCCCTGGCTGTTTGGAGAAATGCAGGAATATATTGGTGAAAATCTCAATGGCAAAGGTATATATATAAATGGGAGGGACACGTAACAAAACTTGATAGCGATTGTTATTGTTTTGGAGGAAAAATTAAGAGACTGGATTTCAAAGAGGTACTAAAATGAGAATAACCGAAACAATCATAGTATTGCTCTGGAGCCTGAGGTTTTGGCTGGCGGAGTGGCGGGACAGAGAAAGGACTAAGGACTATGAGTTTGGAGCGAATATTGCGAAGACAAATCTGGATAGAGAAAGGAAACATTATGAGTAATGAATCAAAACTTACTAAAGAATTTGCCGATGGTTGGGCACACTTTTGTAAATGTATTGATTTCGGCAGAAGTGCTCTTGATGCTGAGGCTATACGATTTATGAACGAAATGCCGAGCCGAATTGGTAGAGCAATTGTGCAGAGGGATGATTTGCTGCAGGTCTGTGAAACTATACAGACTTTGCGCGATGCTTGTCAAAGTGGTAAGATGCGTCCTCAAGATATTGATAAAGACCAGCTTGATAAGCTCTTGAACGATGCGATTGCAAAAGCCAAGCCCAAGACCAGAGAGGAGCCTAAGAATGTGTGAAGAAAACAGAGGTCAATGTGAGGGATGCTTAGGCTATTTTGACGAGTGTGAACTAGAACAACCTGTGATTTGCAAGGAGTGTCTGGATAAGGCGGCGGGATATGACAGCAAGGATAATAGTCTAAGAAAGGCAAGGTCAGCGATGGAGAACGCCAAGAAGGAGTTGGATAAATTACAAGGTATGCCGGTACAGGTTGCTCTTTATGTTAGTCGGGCGAAAGGAATGTTGACGGTGGGATTGGAGGTTACGAAATGAACAAGGAAATAATGAAACAAGCTGGACTTGGCGAGCACGTGAAACTAGTAGAGGCAGGAAAGTGTCCTTTTTGTAAAAAGGTAATTTTTGTCTCGGACTTTAGAAATGACATTAGCTTGAGAGAATTTAAGATTTCTGGACTGTGCCAAAAGTGCCAGGATGATTTTTTCGGGAAGGATTAAGAAATGAAACGGTATCAGATTATCTATGCTGATCCACCTTGGAACTATCGACACTGTGCCTCTGATAGTCGAAGGATTGAGAATCAATATCCTACTATGAAACTTGAGAACATAAAGGCGCTCAAAGTACCGAGTGCCGATAACGCTGTTCTATATCTGTGGGCCACTGCACCAAAGATGGAAGAGGCAATGCAAGTAATGATGGCTTGGGGTTTTGATTATAGAACTTGCATGGTATGGGATAAAGAGATAATTGGTATGGGATACTGGTTTCGAGGACAACATGAGATATTGCTTGTTGGTGTAAAGGGCAAATTCTCACCTCCGATTCCAAAATACCGAGTCTCATCGATGTTAAGACATCGGAGAGGACAACATAGTAGAAAGCCAGCGATTGTACGCGATTGGATTAGGAAGTGGTTCCCTCAAGCAGATAGAGTAGAGTTGTTTGCCAGAGAAAAAACACTTGGTTGGGACGTATGGGGAAACGAAATTGATAGTGATATTGAATTGGGGATAGAAGAATGATAAAGACAGAAGAACAAGATCGTAAACGTACTTTCTTAAAAGGAGGGCTTACGGCAAGCCAAAGGGAGGCTTTTGTTTGTCGCTCCCAGTGTCCCATGTGTAGCAATCACAATATCATTCGCAGGTTGTGGCGGGATGACTGGTTCTGTGGGTGGTGCAAGGAGGTATTTAAGAAGGTAGGGAGGAAGATTGTTTATGTTGGAAATCAGGACTTTATTGATTGAAAGGAGAAATTGAAAATGAAGTTGACGAGAAAGAAAGCAATTGAACTTTGTATTGAGCTTTGGACGTGGCTGGCAAAGACAGGGAAGAAGAAGGAGGATTGGCCTAAGTGGGTAGAATACGATTACACATACAATGACTGTTGGTTTTGCGAGTATGGTTCACAGCAAGTAGAAAAGTACAATGGATGTACCTGTCAATATTGCCCTCTTATCAAAAAACTTGATATGCTCTGTGGCAAAAGCTACTATGGCAAATGGAGTTGTACCAAAGCACCCAAGACCCGCAAGAAATACGCCAAGCTGTTCTTGGCACAAATAAAACAATGTAAGTGAGAAAGGAAAGTAAGATGAAGAAATTAACATTGAATCAAGCATGGGTGTTGTGTCTTAGGCAGTGGAAGTGGATAATAAAAGAACTTGACGAATCCCCCATCCAGTGCATTGCTGCCTTGAAACACAAGTGGTGTCTGGAACATCGTTGCTTGGAAATAGCAGCTTTATGTTTTTTCTGTGAGTATGCGACGCAGCAAAACGATGAAGGATGTTGCAACTGTCCAGGCAAATTTGTCGGCAAACAGTTTAGCTGTGAAAATATGACATACGATTATACTAACGAGCCAAGACGGTTCTACAAGAAACTCCTCGCACTGAATCAGAAACGCAAGGAGCAAAAACAGAAAACTAAATAGTGAAAGGAAAAGAGATGAATGATTTACAAAATGTTTTCAAAGTAGTTGGAGGTGTAGTCATAATCTTGGCCAGTATTGCCCTTGGTATATGGCTGTCCCTGTTTGTAATGCTCTATGGTGGAATCATGTCGGCAATAGAGAATTGGGGTATTGATAATTCTGCTGTTGTCTGGGGCATTATACGCGCTGTGTTCTGTGAGGTGGGAATAATCCCTGCTTACATCTTTGCGGCAATAGGAGTAGGTATAATACAAAGTTAAATGAACCACTCTCCTCCTTCACAACAGGCGGCCCCATCTACCCTCCTCCTCCGATCCCGTCAAAAGGTGGGGCCGCCTACACTTTTGAAAGGAAATAGATTATGACTGCAAGAGAACTTGTTGAGATGAAGTTACATGAATCTAGAAAAATTGAAGATGCTTCCTTCACTATCTCAGTTAGACGAGTTATTGGTGGCTGGATATATACCACTATCGGTTGGAACAATGCGAAAGGACTTCCTATTAGTATGTCCCAATGTTTTGTTCCGCTTAGTGATGATATTGTGCAACACTGAGTCGCCTCCCTCTTTCTTGTATTTAACCATCTAACCACATTGCACCCCCTAACACTGACTTTTTTTTTAAAGGGTGTCCTCCCCCTAAATGGTTAGTTGGTTAATTATGGCGTTTTTAGGCCCTGAGGGGGGTTTCGTCAAAATCCTATATTTAGATTGACAGGATTCGCTTCAACATTTGGCCTTGGAGTATGCGGAATTCATGTGTTTTTGTCAACTTTGGGCCTGAATATACGATGTGTTTTTCGACAATATTGAGGAGAAGGAGGTCTTGAAACCAGCGGGAAACGGAGTTTTCACTAAAGCCCATCTCCTCGGAAACATCATTGACAGTTATCCAGTCAGGATAGGTATTGAGTAAGACGTGGAGAAACTTGATACGCTTGAGTGTAATTGAGTGGAGGGCCATCTGCTGTATAAGTTTGATTTCATCCCTGGTGATATGAGGTTTGCTGCGGGCCATTGCAATTCCGACCGCCAAGTCTCCCAATTCTTTCGCCATTCGGGCGGGATGTTGAGGAGTAGGAATTTCAGGTTCTTTTGATTTGGAATATTTGTCTCTGACAACTGCGGTACAGGCTTTTGATGCAACTTGAACAATCTTGATGATAGAGTGCATTTGCTGTTGGGTAAGTACTGGTATTTCGGGAGAGGAGGAAAGGATAGTAATAGCGGCTGAGGCAAGTTCCTGGCGCTGCCCACTTGTCGAAAGACATGACATTGCTTTGAGGGCACGGCGAGACTTTTCGTAGTCAGAGATGTCCGGCATACGGTAGGTGACGAAGCGTTCACCGAGGGAGGCGAGGACGCCGCGATGTTCATCCAAGGCATTGGTAACTGCGGCAATGACACCGAATTTGGAGATATACTCCTTTGTTTGACCGGCACCAAAGCTCCAGCAGCAGCGACCATCATAAGCAGCACGGAGGAGACCAAGGGTTTCATTCAAGTCTTTGTAGTGCATCTGGAGCATGGTGGTGAAGTCTTTGATGATGAGATTCTTGCCATCGAGGAGAGGGATGAGGGAGTTGTCAACTTTGGTTTTCTTGTCAATGTAGCCGGAGATAAGAGAGGGACGGGTTACGACGTCACGGAGAATGGCTTCATCGGTATCTGCAAGGGCCTGGAGGACAACTGTTTTACCGGATGAGGGTGGGCCGACGAGATAGAGCCATACTGGGTCTGAGTCGAGACGGTTTGCCATGATGGTTCCGAAGATTATGTCTATGTAAGTTGTGTCTTTTATGACAAGGTGCTTTTGGCAAACTTTCTTAAATTGCTCTAATCTTGTCATTTTGCCTCTGGGTCTATACCAAAGTTGACGAGTTGATTTTGCTTACGGACACGGCGACGAAAACTTTTGATTTGCTCTGCTGTCCAACTTATAGGGTCAATATTTGGCGAGGTCTGACCATCGAAATAACAGTCGGCGACCTTGACGTTCCAGATTCCACAGAGCCAGAGCTTTCTAAGGCAGACGGCATAGGAGATGCGCCAGTTGCATATCATAAAGATAGTGATGTCCTTTGGTCGGTACCCTGTCTTGAGTAAGAGGGTGAGCGCATCTTTGATTTTGAGCTGTTGAGAGAAGCCAAAGTCCCAAGCCAAGCGAATTTTCTTGAAGCGAGAATACTTTAGAGCCTCTGCAATGTTCTGGGTGAGAAATCGCCAGTCAATACCACAGACAAGCTCATAGTATATTACTTTTTTATCTACTCGGTAGTTTCCAAGTTGGGTAATAATGTCAAGAGCTACGGGCTTGGATAGAAGATTCATATCCATAATCTTGACTTTGTTTCGGATGATCCTCGGAACAGGAAAGACTTTCTCCTTTCTTGGCTCATAGCAGAATCCACAATGATTGGGACAGCCTTCGCTTATCCTAATCCATTGCTCAGTCTCATTGTACTTGTTGTACGGGCCAAGTGAGTAGGATTGAACGATGCCTCGCTTTTTGAACTGTTGGAGTCGGGTCATACCTTCTCCAGAATTTCAACATAGATATGACCATGGCAAGGGAGAGGATCACACCAACAGGCGAGTTTGCCTTCTCTGAGGTCTCCGAGGTGTTCGATTATCCATTTGTTGCTTCGTCCTCGGATGATGACTTCCTTTCCATAGATGACCCACTCGTCGAGCCATTCTCTGAATTTTCTGATGCTATCGGCACGAGTAGTTTTGGCATTGATAGGGAAAGGATTGCCATAGGGTGTTCTGCGATCAATGAGGATGAAGTCGTTGCCGGTATAGGTTCTGAGGTTTATTACCTGGGTCATGCTTTAGCCACCTTCAGTCCTGTTTCCTCAGCTATCTTCTGACAATAGTATGGACTGATTTCAATTCCAATACAAGGACGGCCTAACTTTTGACAGACACGATTAACAGTCCCCGAACCGGCAAACATGTCTATCACGAGGTCTCCCTTGCGAGTTGAGAACTTGACGATGCGCTCAATGAGAGCTTCAGGATGTTGGTTGACAGCCCAGCGGCGTTTCTCTTTGAAAGTTCCACAGACGCGGGGGAACTCCCATACGTCGTCGGGGACACGCCCACGGGGATTGGCGCGCTTGTCCTGGTACTTTAGTTGGCGGGCTGAGGGAACACGGATTGAGGCAGGATATATGGAAGCACCTTTCTGCATGATGCGCAGGAGAGGGCGGTAGCCATTGCCGCAGTCAAGCTGACGATGCTGACCGAAGGTGAATCGCCAGATGAATTGACGAGAATCATATAGCTCTGAGTTAAGGTATATGTCTGAATGATAGTGGGCATTGTAGCTTAACCAAAAAATCTTAGCTCCCACTGCTCCAAGATTTATTGTTTGCCGAAGAAGATATTGATAGCCACTACTAAAGCTATCATTATACCCTTCATATTTAGCTCCGATATTGTCAGGAGGGTCTGCAAATATCATCTTAGCCTTGGGCAAGGTTGGCAAGACGGCAAGACAGTCTCCGTGGATGATGCGTGATTTGGTCATTTTGTTCTCCTATATCCAAGACGCCAAATGAAACGAGCCAAGTCATCAACCTTGCTTATACTTTCACCAGTTTTAGTACTTCTCTCTGGCTTGTGGAGATATCTATCAGGTATGTTCATAGCATGAAGACCCTCTTCGAGGGCTGAGCCAAGGGTACGGACATTGTCAGCTCCACAGAGGATAGTGATAGTCTTCCCTGCTCCATCGAAAATACCATCAATCTCAGCGGTCTCGATGACTTGATACTTCTTGCCATTGAAGGTATGCGAGTGTATTTTGCGTTTAGCCATAATTATGATTCCTAAAAAGATGCTGGCAGGCAGTTGGTACTACAATAAGCTACCGTGCAGATTATTCATAGCTGCTGCTCAGCCTTCAGCTTCAAATCTGAACGAGCCAAACAGTCTTATGCAACTGCTCGACTTACTTGGCGACCATGCCACTGCCAGCATCAAATATTCAATTTTCAACAACCATGTTGCTTTATAATTTCGGGGTCGAAGGATATGCCGATACGTTTGGCCATAGCTTTGGCATTTCGGATAGCCGCTTCTTTTGTTTGCCAAAGTTTGGAATGCGGCACAATGCCCATAAGCCGGCTTCTTCCTTCAAAAATCCCGTAATCCCACCAATCACCACTACAACCTTCACATGCTTTTACTCTCACATTTTTCATAGTCAATTCCCTTACTAAAATTTGAAAGGCCAGCACAGGAATTTCACCTGTTTTTAGTCCGGCTGTACGGCTGGCCGGCTACAGAAAGGAGGGTGTCTATCCGGCAAGGTTGTAGAGTTCTTTGTCCAGCTCGTCCCAATCCAGTTTAGCATGGTCAATACCATACTCCTCTGCCAAGGCTACCTTCGTATCGTCACTCATTGCGTCAATTGCTGCCTTGGTTACTGTAGGCTCATCAGATGAGGCAGGACTACTTCCCTGGTCTTCGAGCAACTCATTGATGCGTACCTTCGGTGGAAACTCATCCTGTGGCTTACCTACCCAGAACTTTATCTTTAGATTGTCAGTCTCGGAGAGCATCTGACCAAGCTCGGCCCTCGTTGTTGGTACTGGAAAATCCATGTTTGCCAAATCACCGAGGAGGAGGTTGTAGCCAAACTGTGTTGATAGGTCGTCACGTTTTCTTTGCTCCTTTTCAACAAGATTTCCATCCTTGTCGGGTACCTCTGTTACAAGGGTCATTGTGCAACGGTCACCACCATCTGCCTTCTGGTCGAGAAGGGCAGAACCGGCTTTGATGTAGCCGTCGTAAGTACCGGAGTCAAGATTGCTAAAACCTCTGACTGGTTTACCATTTTTGATGAAGTCGTCCAAGGTGGCTTTGGTACTTGCACGAGGATGACCTCCCTGTTGTGGGGTGTTTCTCCTTACTGCTTTCTTTGCTTTCTTCTGTGGCATTTTAGTTTCTCCTTAGTTAGTAAATTGCAATTTACGGTTACGATTCATACAAGGCTTACGGATTGCTTAACCTCCTTTCTTAACTATCCTCAATTCTTCTTTGAGTCGTCTAATCATTGTTCTCTCATCTCTGATAACTTTTGGCCAAGAACCATCACCAACAAATAAGTTAGTAATTGCACTTCGGATTGCTCTCCATTCTTCACAGCAGTCACTCTGGCTATGCAATGGACAATCTTCACATCTCTCCATCCTTTGGCACAATCCACAAAAGTCTGCTGAGATTGATGTCTTGTCGGCGGCTACGCCAGCAAAAAATTCCTTGAGTGTAGAGCTGACAATCTGTTGGTGATGCGCTATTGAAACCAACAAGGCTTCCTTCATTGACTTTTGTGCACGTCTCTCTATTTGTTTTGGTGTCAACCATTTCATTTTAGTTTCTCCTTTCTCGTCTTTTTGCTTTTTTGACTTTCTTCACTTTCTTTGTTACGAAACAATCCAACAGGGATTGAACAGCCTGTTCCTCAGTCCTGAACTTGATTACTCCATCGGGGTAGTGAGGAAGGATAACTCCCAGATTGTCCTTGACGTTCTCGTAGTCTGATGGCATAGAGGCAAGGCACCGAAGACGACCTTTGCCATCCCCATCTACCAGTCTCATTCGTAGTATCATCGAACAGGCATCTCCGATGGCATTGTAAACACTGTTGGAAACATCCATCGATGCCTTCTCGGTTGCCATACGATTGACGATTTCCTTCTTGTATCTCTCATGAGAGAGGATGAGAACGCCAGGGCCGAAGGAAGCCAATCTTAGTATTTGATAAAGCAGTTCGTCCCTAAGCTCCTGCCAAGCCTTTGCAAACCAGCCGTCAGCACCGACTCGGACGGTAGCATCCTTGAGGTCTGCGATACCAAAGTCGTGACAAATG